GCGCGTTGCCAGCCGTGTCCGTCGCAGGAGTCACCGTGCGGTTGCCAGCGACAACCGCCCACTCCGTCGCTCCAGCCTGGTTGGGCATGCCCTTGAGTCTGATGGTGGGCCAGCGGAGGTTCAGAGCGCCGGCAGTGGTGATCAGAGAACCCGCTCCGTCGAGCAACCAGCACGCGCTGTTGGTGCCAGCTGAAGTCACTGCGAAGACCGGATGGCCGTAGCAATACTCTCCGCCTGTCGCTGTGTTCCAGTCACCGAACTTCTCGATGGTGCCGAACCCGAAGTGCATGAACGTGTCCGTGCTGATCTCCACGACCACGTGGATGTACGTGCCCCCGGAGTCGGAGTAGAAATAGTAGCTGCCGTAGGGACCGTTGCCAATGTCCACGATGCAGCGCTCGTCATCGAGGATCGAACTGGTCGTGGTCGTGTTCGTGTTGTAGCCGTTGCCGGAGTCATTCGGATGCGTGCCCGCTCGGTTGCCGCCCGTGTAGCCTGTGCTCTGATAGATCGCAGCGGTGGTGCCCATCGGGTTGGCCCAACGGAACTGGACGAACACCCGACCCTTCGACAGAGCGCACTCGCGCCCGGAGTTGCTCGTGCCGACCGCGAGGTCCTGAGTCCAACCAGGACTGCCCGTCGCGAAGGCGAGCATCTTCGTCATCAGGTCTTCCCAGTCGGTAGCGCTGCCTGTGGATTCCATTTCAAGACTCCCGGATGAGCATATAGCCATCCAGCTGGCTGTAGTAGCCGTTCTGGAAGAAGGTGAACACGTCTCCAGAGGAGGCGTCAGTGATCAAGTCTTCGGAAGTGGCAGTGGTGCTGCCAGAAGCGCTGGCCCAATACACGCCATCGACTTCGCCGACCAAGTGGAAGTCTGCGTCGATGGCGGTGTCGGACAAGAACAAGACGTTCGGCACCAGCAAGCGCTTCTCTCCGCCGGTGTCCGGAGTCGGCCAGAACTCGAGAGTGGCAGCTGCGAAGCTCCCCTGGTTGATGATCGACTCCCATTGGAGAAGGACCGAAACGGAATTGACGTTGATCGCTTGATGGACCGGCCGAGCGGTCACGTCCATCCCCGAGCAGGGATAGGTCGCGCATACTCGGTATGCGTTGCGAGTGGTAGCGTTGAAGGTGCTTTGAGAACCGTTCTTGCAGTCCTTCCAGTTGCCGTCGATGTCGAAGTAGGAGGCCGGTCCGACAGCAGAAGTGGGACCAAGCAACTGAGTGAGACCGCTGAAGCTGAAGGCAGGAGCGATGTCGTCCCACGCTTGCTTCGACCATCCAGTGCAACCCGCGATGAACAGCGGATAGGGGAACTCCGATGAGGTGCCCATCGGGTTCAGGAGTCCCATGTACAGAGACGAGTAGCGTGGAGTGGTCGTGACTCCGTCGTACAGCTTGGCGATGACTATGATGCGTCGGTTCGTCACATAGAACCAGTAGTCCATCGGGAATCCGTCGTTGTCCTTGAAGACAGCGTAGATTCCGTTGACGTTCGCTGTGATCGCACCAGTGACGTATGAGAATCCGAGGCTCGTGGTGAGGTCCGGCTGCTGGTACCAGGGAAGCCCGGAGTTGTAGCCGCTCGTCCCGAACAGCGCCCAATTGCGCGCCTGACGGGCGCCGGTGTCCTCCTGGTACGTGCGGAGACCCACGTAGGCTCCCTGGCTGCTGTGCCAGAGCTTGGCCTTCTCCGTCGTGAAGATGGTCTGATCGATGTCTACCACCCAAGGGTCCGACTCCATCGTGATGTCGAACGTCGCGCCGGTTCCGGTTCCGCCCGTGACAGCGTTTGCCGTCAAGGAGGGATCCGCCGTGTAGGCGCCGGAGTCGTACATGCGGTGGGTGGCAACGGCGCCAGAACTGACCGTCAGGACGAGGATGCGCGCTGCCTTTGAGAACGTTCCGCCCGCTACCGTCAGGATGTCCCCTGCCGTGTAACCCGTGCCGGCAGCGTTGATCACGACACTGTCCACGTGGTCTGACGTGATGAACGTCTCGAGATCCGCGAGGATCGAGAGGTAGTCTACCGATGTGCCCTTGCTCAGTGCCATGGATCAGCTCAATTCCCGTTTGATGGCCGCGCGGTTGCTGCGGATCTGGTTGATGATGACCTTGCCACCCTCGGCCGAGTCCATAGCGTCGCGCGCCGCCTCCGGCGATTGCACGTTGACGACCTGCAGCTTGACTTGGGCCGGGGCCACGTTGACCTGGGGTGCCGCCTGGCCACCTCCGCTGCCCGTCTGCGCGAGCGCCTGCTGGGTCTGATTAGCGGGAGTGACGGAGCCAGGCTGGCCGAAGGTGACCATCTCAGGACCCTTCTCGCCCACCAGCATCGTTCGGTTGGCCTCGAACTCCCCACCAGCAGCACGCCCAACAGCCCCGCCGCCACCCAGGCCAGGCAGGTTGATGCCGAGGGCGGAGAGCAGGAGTTGCTGTGCGATGATCTTGGCGATGTCCGCGAGGAGCGAGCGCGCGAAGTCCGCGAAGTTGAGCTTGCCAGTGGTGGCGAAGTCGGCGAGCGCCTGAGAGGCGCTGTCGAAGCTCGTGGTGAGGATGTCTGAGACGACTTCGCCGGTCGTCTTGACCTTGGCCTGCAACTTGCTGAAGGCATCTGAGGCACCGTCCGAGAACGTGATGATCGGCGTCGGATCCTTGAGCTTGTCGAGTTCCTTGTTGTACTGCTCGAGGGTGATCTTGCCCTGATCGAAGAGAACGGCCAGCGCCTGCTGCTTGTTGTAGACTTCCTCGGCGGGACCGTTGATGTCCTGGAGCAGCTGCTTCTGAAGAGCATACTGCGGATTGAGGAGGTTGATCTTCTCCTCGGTCTCCGCCATCCCCACGTTGAACTTGTCCTGCGCGATCGCGCCCGCCTCGTAGGCGTCACGCAACTGCTCCTCGTAGCTGATGAGCGTCTCGAGCGGAGTGGTGAGATCCGCAACGATCTTCGCGCGCTGAGACTCGATGGCCTGGCGCGCTTTCTCCGCCTCGATCATTGCTTTGATCTGATCCAGCTGACCCTTGAGATCTACCTTGCTGCTCAGGTCTTCCGGGAGCTTGAGCTTGGTCAAGTCCACCTTGTCTGACGCGCTGCGCGCGAGGTCCTGGACCGCCTTGTCGAACTCTTCGGTGCTGATCTTGCCCTGATCGAGCACCTGCTGGAGCGCCTCGAGACGCCGAATGAAGTCCTCCTGCGGACCCTTCACACTCTCCAGCGCTTCCGACTGATTCTTCAGAACCTCGTTGCGTCGGATGAGAGCCTCGAGTTCGCCCTTCTGCTCGTCGCTCAGCTTGGGTCCGCCCTCCTGCTCGATGGCGCCGATCTCCTTGAGGAGCGAGGCCTGAACCGCGCGCTCGGCATTGCCCAGCCCAAGCAGGCGAGCTTCGTCGTTCAGACCCTTGACCGAACTCTGGAGTGCGAGGTCGAAGTCGCTCTGGGCCTTCGCGGCAGCAGCAACCGCAGCCTGGTGCTCCTTGGTCGAGTTCTTCGCCTTCTCCTGGGCATCGTGGTACTTGACCAGCTGCTCCTTGAGGTGGACCGTGACTTGATCATACTGCGTCTGGGTGAGCTTGCCAGCAGCCAACTGCTGGTCGTAACCCTTGATGAGCTTCGTGATGCGGATTATGTTCTCGCCCGCTTGGCCAAACCCGGTGAGACCCCCGAGAGTCCCGCCCTCGGAGATCTTGAGCGCAGCGTTGTACTCTTCGATCCCCTGGGTCAGCTTCTGGATGATGACGAAGGCCGCAGCCGCTCCGGCAATGACCAGGATGAACGGGTTGAAGCTGAGTGCCAGCAGCGACCGAGCGGCGCCTGCCGCGACCGCTTGGACCCCGCCGAGCGCGAACGTCAAGGCAACGGAAGCCGCCAGGTGAGCGAGGTAGGCTGCCGCAGCGTTGTAGGCTGCAACCGTAGTCGCCACGAGAGCCGTGTTGGTCAGGAGCAGCCCAACACCCAGGACCACGAGCGCGGGAGCGAGCGAGTCGATGTTCGTTGCGAGGAAGGCGATGCTCGCAGAGACCGCGTCAGCGGAGACGGTGAGTGCGGTGAATGCGCCCGAGTCCCCGACCGAGAGGATCAGGCCTTGAAACGCGGTCCCGACTCGCTTGAGAGCCTCGCCGAGGCTCTTGTCCATCGTGTCCGCAGCCTCCTTGGCAGTGCCTCCCGCGTTCTTGAGCTTGCCGTTGAAATCCTCGATCTTCGGGAGGTTCGAGATGAGGACGTTGAAAGCCGGACCAGCGCGATCGCCGAACAACTCGAGGGCGCCGGCAGTGTCGATGCCCGCTGCCTTGAGGTTAGCCAAGGCGCCCGTGAGTCCAACCTGGCTGATCTTCACCTTGTCCGCGGAGAGGCCGAATCGCTTCAACGTAGCCGTGACAGCGTCGCTCGGCGTCTCGAGTTCACTGATGATCTTGCGAAGAGCCGCGCCGCCTGCCTGACCCTTGATCATCGACTGCGCGAGCACGCTCAGGAGAGAGGCAGTCTCCTCGAGCGAGACGTTCAGGCCGGCAGCGATGGGTGCGATTGAGCGGAGCGAGTCGCCCAACTCACCGACCGACTCGCCTCCGATGATCGATGCCTTCGCGAGAACGTCCACGACACGACCGCCCTCGTCCGCGCCGAGCTTGAACTGACGAAGCACGCCGGTGGTGACCTGGGTCGCCTCGTTGAGGCCGATGTCCGCTGCCTCCGCGAGTTCGGTGGTCTCCTTGAGGAGTTCCATCGACTGGTTCGCAGTGAATCCCGCGCGCGCGAGAATCACGAGCGAGGCAGCCGCCTCCGTCGCGCTCTGACTAGTCGTCAGTCCGACCTGCTGGGCGGACTTGCTCAGCGCATCGAGATCCGCCCCGGTCGCGCCCGTAACGATCGCGACCTTGGCCATCTCGGTGCTGAACTCCGAGAGCAAGTGAACCGACTGGGCAATCCCGACCGTGAGACCGAGAGCGCCGAACGCCGTCAGCAACGAACGATGAAGTTTGTCAGCGGCGCCCTCGGTCTTCTTGAGTTGATTCTCGACTTCCTTCCCGCCTTGGACAGCGGGAGCCGGGTCGATGATCACTCTGATCTTGAAGTCGGTCATGCTTGCGGTGGCTTCTTCTTGTCAATCTGCTCTTGACACCACTGCAGGAAGGTCCGATCCAAGGCAAGGATCACGGTGATGAAGAGATCGACCAGGTCCGAAGGGAGTCCCTTTCGGATGGCGTACCCTGCGATCTTGGACTCCGGAATCCTGCCTTGGGTCATGCCCACGGGACGCTCCGTGTCCAAGACCCAGAAGTGCCGCAGGAAGAACTCGGAGAGCGGAAGCAGTGGCGGCTCGTTCAGGAACCAGTCCGGCAACGGTTGTTCTCGAGCCATCTTGGTCTCGATCACATACCGTTGCTCGTCCAGCCTGAGCTCCCATTTGAGCCGCTCAGTCAGTTTCCCGCGAGGTCTTCCGACTCGGCTGCCGTGAGTTCGCCGTCGTCGTGCCCGCCCTCGTCCACCTGCGGACGGAAGTTGTCCATCGAACTGCAGAAGTCCCGCAGTTCGTTGAACATGTCGTAGGGCAGCGCCGCGAGGAAGGCAGCGCACGCTTCCGGAGAGAAGGGAACTTCCTTGCCTGAGGCATCGACCGGCGCCTTGGGCCAGCCGGTGACGATGTACTTCGGGAAGAGACGCTTGTCCTTCTCGCGGTTCTCCACGAGGATTTCGGGACTGACCGAACCCGACTTCAAGCGCCGGATCGACTCGCGCGCATCCTTGAGCATGGCGCGCAGGTAGGCCGGGTTGGCTTCGGTCGCAGGACGAACGGTGAGCGAGGGATTCCCCTCGAGACGATAGAACGTGAACAGTGCGGTGCGGTCCGAAGGGACCTGCTGAGCCGCGACGTTCGAGAAATCGAAGGACATGTGTGTGGTTTCCTAGTGGTGTGTGGGAAGGTGGCTGCATTACACAGCCACCTGGAGTGGGTACATCTTACCCGCCCCAGGTGGCTGAACGAAAGGGGCGAGGCTCAGTTCGGGTCGCTGGGGAACACCGGGAACAGGCTGATGCCGATGCTGGTGCCGAGGATGGGGTCCGCGAAGACCTCGCCCTTGAGGCTGATCAGCACCGTCTCACCCACCGGGAACTCCTTGGCGCCGTCGCCCAGGGTCAGCGCGGGGAGGTCGAAGCCGACCGCGCCGTCACCGTTGCTGAGCACCCAATCCAACGAGACCGTCTCGTTGTTGCGGATCGCCTCGGTGACTTCGATGTTGTCGAAGGTCGCCTTGGCCTCGATGTCGATCAGGAAGTTGCCCGTGTTCAGGCCGAGGGCACCCAACGAGCCGAGGCACTTCTCGCGCGTCACGCCGTTGGCCAGAGTGACCGTCATCGACTTGAAGCAGGTGCTCAGGCCGTCGTGGTCCACGTTCTCGATCCGGAGTCGCGCCACGTCCGAGGACGTGTTCATGGCTTCGGTCTCGACCGGGTTGACCGGCGTGCTCGCTCCGCTCGCGCGCGAGGTCGTCGCCGCATCGCAATCGGTTCCGATGAACCCGAACGTGACCGTGGCCTTGTCCTGGCCGGGCATGTTGATGGACATCGTGTCGCCGTAGTTGCCTTCAGCGTACTCGTAGCCGTCCGAGCCCAACCCGTTCAGATCCGGGTAGGCGAGTTCGAACTGGAACGACTGCAGCAGGTAGCTGGCATGTTCCACATCCACGTTGCGGAGGAACCGTCCGAAGAGGATGTCCAGCGCGATCGTGGTGTTGGCCTCGGTCGCGAGTGCGGTCGCAGCCGGGGTCGTGCGGATCTTGTCCAGCGCGATGGCGTTGGCCGCGACGGAGACGACTCGCGCCGCGCCGTGGCGTCCGGAGGCGAAGCGGTTCGTGCTCGTCAGACCGCCGATGTAGATCAGCTGCCCTTCCATGATGCCCAGCGTGGTGAAGTCCAGCACGGTAGAGGTCAGGGTGCCGGTGGTGCCCGTCACGGTGATGTCCACGTCACCGACCGCCGAGCGGACCCCGGCGACTTCGAGCAGAGCGCCTGAAGTGTTGCCCGGAGTTTCGTCGGTCAGGGTCAGTCCGGTAACCGGCGTGACCGTGGTCGTGGGCGAACCCGAGACCACGCTCAAGCCGTTGTTGCCGGCGGTCGAGAAGCCGCGCGCGAAGACGAGGCGACCGACCGGGATCGCAGCCGTCAGAGCGTCGTGCTCGTACTGACTGCCCGTGGTTTCCGCACGGAGATCCTGATACAGCGCTCCGGCCTGGATGGCGTAGGGAGTCGCGGTCCAGTCAGCCTCGACGAGACCGCGCGCGAAATACTTGAATGCGCTGCCCGTGAAGTCGCACTCGAACTCGACGCTCGACTCGAGGTCGGTCGTCGTGCCCTTGCGGCGCTGGCGCAGTCGCGAGATGGGAGAACGGGCGACCTTGGTGATGGTCGCGCCGAACTTGTTGACCGTGTTGGGCTCCTGAAGGACCCAAGCCGGAGAACCGGGGAGGACGGCCAGGGAGGCTTCGATGGCCGCCGACAGGCTGATCTGATTGGTTTTGACGAGGCTCATGAGGGTTCCTTCACTTGGTGTCCGACACCTCGACCCGGATCTCTAGCAACACGGGAAACCATTTCCCGTCGGGCTGCTGAGGTCGGATGTCGGCGTTGAGATAGATGATGTTCGTGTCCGTGGTGTTGCGTCGATCCTCGAAGTAGGTGCGCGCGTTCTCCGCCATCGTGATGACGTCTCGCACTCCCTTGTTCACGAGATCGAAGCATTGAATGGAGAGGAAGCCCACGCGCTCGTAGCTGCGTGTACCAACGACTCCGTTCAGATTCGCGCGCCCGCCCGAGGCCTCGCGGTAGCTGACCCTGTACCAAGGGTCCGTGCCGGCATCGGGTCTGACCCCGCCCACGCCATCCTCGTTGCCGAACAACGTGACCTCTTCGAGAGAATTGGCAGCCATGTAGGCCAGCCAGTCCTTGAAGACGAGGTCCGTTGCTTCGATGAGGTTGGTCACTCTTGGACGCCTTCCGCGAACGCATCTCGGACTGCGCGCAAGACGGCCGACTGGACAAAGCCAGTGGGCGCCTGCTGCGAGTGTCCGTCGTTCAGTCGGTTGATGTAGGGCACGTTGTTCGAGATGAAGACTGGAGCGGGCAGCTGGTAGCCGTTCACGACTTCCGCGAGTCCCGCCTGTTGTTCTGCGCGGCGCCCGGCGACGTCAGCGGCCACTGGTTCCTTGACTGAGACATCGGGTGCTGCTGCTGAACCGATGGCAGGGACCCAATTGGAGCGTGCCCAACCAGTCTTCACCGGGGTGTCCTCAATCAAGTTCGCAGTCGCATCCAGCGTGATGATCTTCACGTGCTTCTCGACGAACTTGTTGAGGACCCCGATGACGAACTGGAGATCGCCCTCGCTGGGCATCAGGCCTGCTTGGCCTTCCGGCGCTTGTCGGTGGCGGTCACTTCTGTCGGGACGGGACGCGCCCCCTTCTCCCCGCCGAGGGGGAGAAGGAAGCCGTTGTCCCACAGCTGTCGCAGCTTGCGGTCGTCGCAGCCGTTCTTCTTGAAGGGGAACTCCGCGCCTGCGGCGTAGATCTCCCCTGCGTAGACGAACGCCTTGCGAGCGACGAAGCCGTTGGTTGCGTCGAACGCGGGTCGTCTGGGATTCTTCATGGTGAGGTGTTCCTTGAAGAATCCGATCAGGCGACGACCGTGTCCCAGAAGAAGCCGAGGTCGGCGCTGACCTTCTTCTGCTCGAAGGCCATCTCGATCTCGATGCGGTCCGACTTCAGGTGTTCCATGCGGAACTTGCTGATGCGGCCACCCATCGCGCCCGAGCCCAGGAGGCCCGTCCACGAGAAGGTGTAACCGGCGGTCGGAACCTGGAGACCCGGAGACGGAGCAGCGTAGCACAGCAGAGCCTTCTTGCCGCCGATGAAGGCGTGCACGTTCGCGGCACCTTCCTTGGCGGTGTTCTCGATGGACTGCATGATCACGATCTGCTCGACTTCGAACAGGTCAGCCAGCGCCTGAACGCTGATCTTGGCCGTGCCCGGAGCCGTCTGGCCGTACTTCACGCGGTCGATGATGTCCGGGTGGTTCTTGAGAGCCGTCCAGACCTGGCGACCGAGCACCAGCTTGTTGCAGAGGAAGCCGGTCTCCTGGAGCACGATGTCCATGGCGGCAGCGACGTCTTCGATCGGAGTCGAGTTGGCGTCGTTCCACTGGAGCACCTGGTTGGCGATCGGAGCCGCTGCGACACCGTCGTAGTCGAACGTCCAGATGCCGCCCGCGAAGTAGGCCGCCACCCACAGCTTCTCCCGCTTCAGCAGCGCCTTCTGGCTGACCAGCTTGGTCGCGTCCGAGTCGAGGGAGATGACGCTGTCCGCATTCGCGCGGATCTGGTCCGGAACGTCGTGGTGGAAGGCGTACACGCGCGCGTAGTACGTGGGCGTGTTGTCCAGGGAGTAGCCGCTGCCCTGGGACTCGGTCCCCGGTGCGCGCTCCTTCATCTCGTCGCGGTTGAAGTATCCGCGATCGTAGGTGTAGTAGCGGTCGGATTGCATCTGGACGGGGATGTTGGGGAACACCGTGTCCGCGATGAAGTTGGTCGCCTCCTGCATGAAGGCGATGGAGATGTTGGTGAGGGGCTTGTTGACATGCACGTCACCCCGCGTCGGTTGCGTCATTGGAATTGGTCCTTGTTCTGTTGGTCTAGGGTTGTTGGAGAGAGATCTTCGTCAGATCACGGGAGCAGCATGCGGCTGCCGGGTGCGATTTCGCAGAGTTCGCCGGAAGCTGCGCCGACGAGGACGGTGCCCAGCACGTGGTCGCCGGTCAGCGCACCGATGGCGTGACCCGAGGCGTCGGACTGGACCTTGTCGCCAGGCGCGACGGTCGCGCCCGCGATCACCTTGAGGCGACCGCTCATGTTGAGCATGCCGACTTCGCCCATGCGGCCAGCCGCATCGGGCTTGTCCTGGAGAACGCCCACGCAGTCACCGCCCGCCGAGGGGAGAGCGATGTTGCCGCTGGAGTTCACCGCGACGAAGCAGAACTGGGAAGCGCTGAGGTCCGCGTTGGCGGGGAGGCTCAGGCTCCGGACTTGTTCGTGGAGTGCCATGTGTCTTGTGTTCCTTCTTGGTTGTTGTCTAGGTTGTTGGGTTGGTTCTGGGGATCAGGCGACCGGGGCGGGAGCCTTCTGAGCGTCCATCTCGGCGTAGAGCTTGGCGCCTTCGGGGGTCTGCATGACCTCCGCGTGCGCCTTTTCGATCGAGCACTTGTTGGCTTCGGCGTATGCCTTGGCCATGGTCTCGAGCTTGTCCTCGGCCTTGCTCAGGTCGGCTCCGGTGCTCGTGCCCTGGGAGACGAACGCCTTGGCCAAGGCAGCTTCCGCCGCCTTCAGGAACTCGGGAGCGCCCGCGACGCCTTCCAGCGCCTTGAGGATCCCCGCGCGGACTTCGACGGTGCCCGGGATGTGCGCGATCTCTTCGTTCGCGCGCTTCTCGAGACCGATGCGTTCCGCCTTCGCGATCGCTTCGGCGGTGGCCTTGCTGTCCGCATCCGCCTTCTTGGCGAGCGCGATCAGGCGGGAGTCGTCGCTTGCGCGATACTCCGTGCCGTCGAGCGCCTTGAAGACCACGCGGTTGGAGTCCTTCGACCCCTTGACCAGCGCGGCACGCTCTTCGACGGTCTTGGCGAGGAACGCATCCGCGTCCGCACCCAGGGTGTCGAACAGCGAACGCTCTTCGCTGTTGAGCTTGGTGATGGCTTCGGCACGCTCCGCGCGCTTGGTCATCTCGTTGAGGGACTTCTGTGCCGCTTCGGCGATGGCGGCAGCTTCGTTCTTCTGCTCGGTCATGGTATCTTCTTCACCGCCAGTGGCGGACTTGGTTGTGGAAAGGGGTTCGTGGGTGTGCCCATCGGTGGCCGCGAGGACCACCATGTTGTCAAGCCCACGCACCCACGAGTGCATGTGCCCGTACTGCTCACCTGGCGACATCGCGCAGGTTGTTTCACCGGCCAGCCCAGCGTCATCGAAGACATGCTGGTGGCCTTCGTTTTCCGTCGTCATGATGGGGCGCGCCATATCATCCACGTCGCTGCCGAACATGTTCTTCTCGAGATCGACGAACATCTTGTTGATCGCCTCGTCGCCTTCGTTCTTGGTGTACGAAGTGTGCGACAGCGTGTTGGGCTGATAGTCCGGATGCGCGGCCACTCTGCGAGAGTGATTGTCGCGCGCGCCCGAGGTCGAGAACTCTCGACGGAACCCATCACCGCTTCCTTTCCGACCGTAGGAGGCGACGTGGACAACCTGACCGGCGCCCTTCGAGCGCTCGTGCTCGATGAGGGTCTTGAGCTCGCGATTGCGCTGCTGCAGCTGACCGATCTCGCGCTGATGCTCCCCCTTGGGCTTGCCCGTGAGGTCTGCGATGCGCGCAGCGTTCCGGTTTGCCTCGTTGTGCATGCGGCCGAGGCTGGCGTTGCTGCTCTTGCCTCCACCACTCCCGCCCGAGGAGAAGAGACCCTTCTCGTCGTGGTTGGGGTTGAACTTCTCGACGTCGTCGCGCTTCATCAGCAGCGCCTCCGCCGGGACTTGGGCTGCCTTGTCGACCCCGCTGATCTCGTTGATCGTGAGCGAGCGGAGGATCCGGTTCTTGCGTCTTGCCATCAGCCGACCTCCTCGAACTCGCCGTAGAAGCCGCCGATGCTGAACCCGGTGTAGCTGCCGTCCTGGAACTTCGCGAGCACGTCAGCATCGAACTTCGCTGCGACCATCAGGCCAGTCTTGCCGTGCGTGTCGATGCCGAAGGCTTTCGCGATCTCGGTTGTCATCGGGAAGGCGAACAGGATGCTGCCGCGATCCGGACCCGCGTGCATTGCCTTCGCCGAGCGCGAGTTCGCCATGAAGTCCGTCGCTGCCTTGAGCATGACGTCCTCAGGGATGTGGTCACCCTGCAGATCGAAGTAGTCGTTGCCGTCCATCTTCGAGATGACAGCCCATCCCAAGACGAGGCCAAGTGAGGCATCGACCTTGGTGATGTTGATGTTGGTGCGGACCTCGCTCATGCGTTCAGGTCCCCACGATACTGGTTCTGAGTGCGCGCGTCAAGGGGTTGTTCTGTGTCTCGAAGAATAGTGGCCACCCGGGGTGAGCAAGTTGGCTCACCCCGGGAGCCCCAGAGGATCAGGCGGTCGGGTCGCCCAGGTCCAGGTACATGACCTCGATGGTGCCCACGAAGCGCACCGTGCCGTCGGTCGAGAGGGCCACGGAGGCGTTCAGGAACAGGTCGGGGGTGGTGCCCTCGACTTCCAGAGCCGCCGAGTTGGCGCCCTGGACCACGCCAGTGACCGCCGTTCCGTTCAGCTGGGACAGGACGTTCGCCATCGTGCTCGTGAGAGCCACGTTGGAGGCAGCCGCCGTGCCCACGGCAACGTCGACGTTCTCCGGGACGAAGCCGGTGCCGGTGCCGGTCACGACACCGTTGCAACGGGCGCCGAGGATGAGGCTCGTTCCGGTCGGCAGGTCACACAGCTTGACCGAACCGTAGTCCAGCGCCGCTGTGACGGTGATCGTGGTGTCGATCTTGAAGACGGCCTTGCGCGGCAGCAGCGCCTTCTGAGACGCCAGGATGCCGGAGGCCGAGTTGGGGGTGAGGTGACGACCAGCGCCCAGGAGAGCATTGTCCACCTTGGCATTGGGAAGAAGGGTCGGGGTCTTGGACTTGTGAACCATGGTTTCTCCTACGGGTTGTTGATGGTGATGAGATCTTGCTTGGCTTTCGCCTTCGCTGATGCCGTGTAGCGGACAGTGACTGTACAGGCGCACTGTGCCGTGTCTTCGATGGGCGCGCGCGTGTCGCCCGGGAACTCCAACTCGTTGCCCAGGCCGGAGACGAACATCTCACCGATCCCGCGCTGTTGGCCTTCCATCGAGAGGTGCGAATCGCGCACTGTGGGCAACCCGGAGGTCACCCATTCCTGAACCAGGTCCTCCGCGTCGAGGTCTCCCGATGCGATGGCCTGCTTGTACGACTCGTTGCTCCCAGCGTGGACCGAGGAGAGAGACTCCGTGCGCGCGATGACCTCGCTGCGGTACTTGATCCAGCGCTCGGTGTAGCGTTGGACCATGCGCTCGATCTCGACCTGAGAGAGGTTGCGGTTCTCCTCGATGGCGCGAAGAACGGTGGAGTCGAACCGGCGATCGCGCAGTTCGCGATCGAAGAGACCCCGGTCAAGCGTGTTCAGCTGGCGCCGGTAGTTGTTCACGATCTGCTGCTGGTACTCGGTCAGGCCGATAGACTCGCGGAAATTGCGAGCCTGCTCGATCGGGTTGAGACCGCGCCGCACTCCGTCCACGAGTGCCTCGTGCGTCGCCTTGCGCTGCTCGTCCATGAAGCCGGTCACCAGTCGCAACTGGTTGCGAGTCATGACGTCGAGCGCACTCTCGTTGAGGTGGTTGAAGTCCACGATGACGTCGAGTGCCTGTGACAGGTACTTCGCCGTGTCGTCGCCGGCGAGGATGAACCCCTGGTTGAACACTCCGGACACGCGCAGCGCCGCAACTTCGGCTGTGACCAGTGCTTCCTCAATCTGGCCGTTCTGGAGCAACCGCGCGATGCTCTCCAAGTCCATCTGAGACTTGATTGACGCAACGACCTCGAGGAACCGCTTGCGGAAGCGCGGTTCCATCTTCGCCACCAGTTCGTTCAGGCGGCTCGCGGGGTCGTTGAAGGACGGCATCAGTTGAGGGCGACGATTCCTGTGGCGCTGGTTCCGGTCAAGTGGACTCGCGACACGACCATCGGGATGATATCACCGGCGGTCACTGCCGCGAAATCGACGGTGACTCCGCCGATGTTCACCCGCAAGGTGCCGCTCGCCCCGATGTAGAGCGCTCGGCAGGGGCTGGGCAGGTCCACGCTGTCACTGCGAGTGACCGCTGCCGCGTGGGTGAAGGGCTGATTCATTCTCTTCGTGTTCATGATGCTCCTCTGATTTGGCAACTGTACGTTGCGGCGTCCGGATCGCGGTCGACCGCGACCACCTTGAACTCGGAACCCTCAGCCACGACGACATCACCTGAAGTCGGGAAGGTTCCCGTCGGCAAGGTGCCCCCCAAGAGGAGAGCTTTCCTGTCGCCGCGTTGGATGATGGTGCCGTCGAACTGAGAGTCACGGTAGGATTCCAGAATGCCCCGACAAGGGTAGTTTCGAGTCGTGGGATTGGTTCCCGCGCTCGGATCTGATGTGGAACGGGTTCCTGGAGTCACTTTGCGCAGCACGAACGGCAGGAGCTTCGGCCCGAGCGCCTTGGCGAGCTTCCCTGCGATGTCGGCGTTGAAGAGGTTGTTGCCCATGGGTCAGAAGGGCAGGGTCCGGTCGTAGCCGTCCGTGTCGAACGTCTCCGGACAGCTGGTGCCGAAGGCGGTCGCGCCGCCGGTAGAACTCCCGCCCACGAAGCAGCGGATGAGTTCTTGGATGTTCGCCGGGAAGCGCGACGCCGCGTTGCCCGAGGTCAAGTCGTTCGGGGAGAAGTAGTCGATGCTCGCGGCGCCCGCGTGGAGCGAGCGGATGTTGCTGCCCGTTGTGCCATCCGCCTCGAAGGTCGGGTTCTGGCTCAGGTAGTACGCCAACTCGATCTGCGCGGAGACGATGTCGTCGGGAACTACCGCGGAATCCACTGCAGTTCCCTCGCAGTCCACGACTCCGGTGCGAGGCCACTCGGCAGTTTGCAGAGGATCCGTCTTCGATCCTTGCCACCGCTGCTTCTCCAGGATGCGGAAGCTCGAGATGAGCGCGCGTGTCTGCGAGTCCGGATCGAGGAAGGCCCAGGCGGTCGAGTTGATCGAGTCGTCCAGGTAGGTCGTGGCGTCAGCCAGCGACACGTAGGTGTTCGTTCCGACTACGAGTGCGCTGGGCATCAGGCATTCACCACGTTGGGCTTGATGGTCAAGAGGACGGTCGCCACGACCACGGGAAGCAGGTTGCCCGCCTCGAACACTTCCAGTTCGCAGTAGTACGTTGTGGTGATAGGAGCGAGGGACGCTGTGTCAGCCGGTAGAAGTTCGACCACCACGTGTTGATTGCCTGTGACCGGATTCGGGATGGTCACTCGAGGGCTGACGTCATCCGAAGCGAAGTCGAGAGTCGGTGTCAACAGAGGCGACCCGGTCGGTCCGATGCGTGTGAGGCTGAACTTGACGATTCGGCCTGTGAGGTCCAGGATTGCCGGTCCGTCACCATCCAGAATCCCCGCCCAACGCATCACGTGACGGTTGTTGGCGAACATCTCGTCTGTTTGGTTTTCGACTGCCATCAACACTCGCTTCCGTCAAAGTCGGTCCCGAGATCGTACCTTGCTTCCAGGTCCGCGTCAAGCCTGTATGTGGCGTCCAGCTGAGAAACCACAGTGTACGAACCCTCTAGGACCGCGATCGCCTTGGAGGACCCTTCCAGGTCTGCATTGACGCCGAAGGACGCATCCAGATCGGTCTCGCACCCAAGGAACTCCCCAGTGTGGGCTGATCCGCTGGCCAGGGGGAGCGGGAACATACCGGCCCCGGTGGCCACGAAGAGCAGGATGCCGAGTCCGGATCCTTCGGCGAGCGGGAATGTTCCAGACCCTGTCCCTGAGAAGACTTCCTGCGTACTGCCAGTACCTGCGCAGGTCGGAAGGGGGAACGTCCCATCCTCTGTGCAGATGAAGACGAGCAAGCCAACTCCCGCCCCTTGGGCAAGGGGGAAGTCTCCTGCGCCCGTCGCACGGAAGGCAAGGATCCCGACTCCGGCGCCCGTTGCAAGAGGGAAATCCCCTGCGCCCGTCGCGCGGAACTCGAGCTCAGCGACTCCCGCCCCCTGCGCGAGCGGGAAATCCCCTGCGCCTGTCGCGGTGAAGACGAGACTGCCGACCGCTGCGCCCTGAGCAAGTGGGAAGGTGCCCGCGCCCGTCGCGCGGAATTCTAGCTCGGCAACCGCTGCGCCAGTCGCGAGCGGGAACGTCCCTGCCCCGGTTGCGCGGAACTCTAGCTCGGCTACCCCGGCTCCTTGCGCGAGCGGGAAGTTGCCGGAGCCAGTCGCGCGGAACTCGAGCTTGGCGACTCCCGCGCCCGTCGCGAGAGGGAAGTTGCCCGAGCCCGAGGCGACATGAGTGTCGCGCTCCAGGAGCAACGTCATGAACTTCTTCCCTGACGATTGAGCCGTGAAGTTCAGCGTGAACTTGTTGGGAGCGAACGAGACCAGACTGGCCGTGTTCTCCGCAGCTTGAGCGTCCGTCGTCAGGTAGTAGGCTTTGTCATTCGAGATCGAGGCCGTGTTCATCGTGGCCTGGTTGTCTTGCTCGACAACAGACATAGCGAACTGCTCACCGGACGCGGTGAAGGCCGAGAAGCCGTATGGTCCTGCCGTAGAGTCGAAGACCGTGCTGGGCCAAGCCACCATCCGCGACATCAACGTCATTGCGAACGCCGGGGTCATGCCGGACCCTGCATAGTCCACGTTTCCTGTAGCAGCCGGAGTGTCCAGGATCGAGGCGAAGACCTGCTTGCCACCGAAGTTCAACGCCAGGTACTGGAACTGAGGAGTTCCCGTACCCGTGATGTTGAATCCGTTCGATGCCCACGAAACAAACTCAGTCGGAATAGAAGCTGAGGGCGAACCCTCCGACCAGACACCGCAGATCGCACTCAGCTGATTGGTCGTCAGTGCCGCCATTGATGTGGCGTCATTGTCCTGCGATCTCGTCCAGTACGGATAGTTGGCTCCACCAGCTCGAACTCCAAGCCACGTCTGTAGGTCGAACGTATCGCGGACAGTGTCGTCCACGGGATCTACGCTACTGATCGCGAAGACCAGATCTGGAGCGAAGGTGGTGTTGACGAGAGCGGCGCCTGCTGGAGTGACGTGACCCGCCGCAACTTGAAGATCCGGCCCGTAGAAGAGAATCACATCCACGGTGTGATTCACTATCGGAATAGTGCTCCAGGAGATGATGATGCCGTCCGGGATGAACGAGACATCTCCCGCCATATGAAGAGTCGTGGCTGTCTTCAGTAGGTGAACGATCTCGCCCTGGAACCCGATGTTGGCAGAGTCGCATCGGGCTGTGTTGTCTCTGCTGTAACCCGCGATTCCACCCTGATACCCGCTGATTGCGAGACCAATCGAGATGTACTTTCCCGAGGCAGGCGTGCCGGTTGTACTAGTCGAGGCCGTCGCAATGACTATCGCAGCGAGGGGAGTGCCAATGCCGGGGACCGTGAAGTCCTGCTCCAGCTCGCCTGCAATCGCAACACCGTGGACGACACGCCAGCCAGCGGCTGCCGCCACCTCCGGCATCTGATCGAAGAAGAAGTCAGACGCGACCTGCGGAGAGTCGGTGCTGAACGGACTGTCCCGGTTGAAGGACTCGACCCAGACTCGGTTGCCCAAGCCAGATGCCTGGGAGTTCCGGCTGATCAGACCAGCTGAGTAGGTTGCGAGCGGAGAGGCACCGATTCCTCTCCTCATGGTCAACCCTGCGTCAGGTTGAGCGCACCAGCCACGCTACCGGCTGCGGTTCCTGAGAGCATCACGGCGCCGTACAAGGCGCTGCTGTCGAACACGCGCGGGAGGCCGATCCCTGCCCAGTCGAGGCCGATGCCCGAGGAAGCGACGGGCAGGAGAATCTCGCCGAGCGATCGGACGCAGATGATGTTCACCGTGCCGCTCACGTAGCTCGTCCCGAGCGTGATGCTCTGGATGCTGCGCACGCCGAAGTCGCCCGCCTGGAGCGCGAAGGGCACCATGGTCCCGATCGCTGCCGTGGCAGGCCAGTCGTAGACCAGACCAGCCGACCGGCTTGCCGTGCCAGCCTGGTTCGTGTAGCCGAACGTCGTGTTGGTGATGGCGCCGCCGTTCCCGGTCGCGGCCGAAGCCCAGAGCCATGCCTCGACTCCGCCGCCGTTGGCGTCAGGCGTGCTTCCCGATGCCGGAACGCAGCGCGAGGGTAGACCCGAGAAGGTGATGGACTGGCTCGTCGTGGTCGTGATGCCGATGCCCGTGTTGTACCAGAGGAGGTCGTACAGCTTGAAGCCAACCACGTTCGCCCCGGCCATGAACGCCAACCGTGCGAGGTAGCTGTTCCCAGTCGAGGGGTTGACGAAGGAGATGTTGCCCCCGAGGTCGTTTGCGGAGACCGAAGCACCGTTCAAGCCTGGCGATCCCAGAGTGATCGCCCCCGGAATCCCGGCCAGCCCCTTCAGGCTTGCCCAGTGGCCAGCCGCCTCGCCCGTGAACGCAGCCTTCTGGAAGGTGCGCGAGGCCAGGAGACCCGCGACGATTCCGTCAACCGTTGTGATTGCCATGTTGGATTCCTACAGGTTCAGATGAGCTCGGCGGTGGCGTACTCCATGACCACCTCATTGGCTGCGTTGGCAACACTCATGGTGAAGCTCACCACGAGGTCTCGGTCAGCACTGTTCGAGTCCACGGCAGCAGCACCATTGAAGGGAGCGGAGACTTGGATGTTGGCAACCGCCGCAGGCAACAGCATTTCCCCGATCCCAGAGGCCGGAGCCGTTTTGGCGGAGACCGGCCCTCTGCTGAGGACTCCGTTCAGAGACTGGTCGTTGTCCGCCTGGGCTGCCAGCGTGAAGTCGAGGCTCCAGGCGAGGCGATCCGTGTCCGCCGTCGCGGAGGTCGTGACGTCCTGGAACATCGTCGTCCCGCCGTAGGAGATGGCCATCGTCACAGTCGGAGTCCCCGAATTGAGGAGCATGTTGCCACCCATCGAGACGCGGATCAAGCGTCCCGCGAGGAACAGCCCGTTGGGGATCGTGAGAGTGATGAAGGCCTGAGCCGCGTTCGAATTGTTCCGAACTACTGCCGTGGTGACCTTCCCGAGGCAGACTGGCCCGCTGGTGAACATGCGGGTGTCCAGGAACTGATCGGCTGTGATGGCGGTGTCGGCCGGAGGGATGTAGACGAAGGCCAAGCACACGTCACCGACTGTGAGTGCAGCCGGGAGAGGCTTCGTGGAGGGAGTACCTGCACGAGCGGTCTTGGTCCCATTGGAGGCAATCACCAAGAGGTCGATCCTCGGGAGAGTCGCGTGCGCCGCGCTGAAGGTGACGTTGCCCGCCGTGACCGCGCGGAGCGTGTTCCCTGTGATGACCGCACCCTTGGCGACCGCGAGGGTCATGTTGGGTGAGCCCTGGGCTGTGACCGCGCAACCAGCGAGGACGTTGGAGCCATTGATCCCCCGAGCAACCACCTCGAAGGCTCGCTGCGTGATGAGGGGCCAGAAGTCGAGCACCAGGGGAGGATCCACAATCCGAGCCTGAACAGCCGCGAGGTCGTACTGGCCCCCTTCGCCCAACAGAAGAACGTCGTGGAGCATCACCCCGTCGATCTTGTCGAGGTAGGCGCTGTTGACGAGCCCCTCCAACTCCGTCTGCTCCCCGGCTGAGAGATCGAAGGCTGTGACGATCGAGGCGACGGTGACCCCTGGGGCGCCACGCTTCAACTCCGCCAGCGCAGCCATGAACTGGTGCACTGCCAGCTTGACCTCCCCGGGAGAGGGGTCGACCAATCGAGAGAGGAGACTCATCCTAGCCTTCGGGCATCGTGACCGTGAGGCTCGTGATGACCACTGCCGCGCCGACCTGGATGGCCACGCTGTTCATGACCAACTCCGTGCCGCTGGTCCCGACCGTTCCCTGGATGCGCGGAACGCTGTCGCGATCGAAGATGCGGAAGAAGGTGGCCGTGCCCGTGGCATCGGCAGCCGTGTCGTCCGAGATGGCGGAGGCTGTCGCACGCGCACCGGGGTTTATGTCCACAGCGGCGCCGAAGGCCGGATTGCTCATGTTCAGCTGCGCGAGGACCGTGTTGCCCGAGAGGGCTGAGTCCACGAGAGCCGGAGGTGTGCCGGAGTAGATGACGAGGATGGCCTGGGGGACGCCTGACCCGAGGTCACAAGCGTCGACGAAGGCGTCGCAGGCGATGATGGCCTGGGAGTTGGGGATGGAGAGTGTCATTGTTCTTCGGTGTCCTTCGCGGGAGGAGTTTCGTTGGGCTTGGCGCCCGGTTTCGGGGGAGGCACTTCACCCGGCTTCGCCGGAGGTTGGCCTGCCTTGGACTGTGTCATCGCGATCTGAGCCTCAGCAGCCTTCCGATCGAGGTCGGCGCTGATGGCCGCGTCTTCCGCAGCCTTCTCGAGGTCGATCTCGGTCAGGCCGAGCATCTGTCGGATCTCGTTGATGGCCGGATCGTCGGGAGCGAGCGCGGCGCCCGCCGTCGCGAGGTCGCGCAGAGCAGCGGTGACTTCCGTGACCGCGCGGTGTTGGATCTTCTCAGGAGCGAGCGTGGGCATGAGCTCCTCATCCCACCCGTTCAACTCCATGATGGGCTTGATGAGGTCCGCCTGGAATCCCTCAGCAAGCTCCTTGAGCGTGCTGTCCACGACGAGCGCGAACTGATCGCTCTTGTCCGATGACATGGCGAGCGAACCGGCGCCCGACTCACCGAGCAGAATGTTCTCGGTCCCGAGCACGCGCGCGATCTCACGGTTCAGCCTCTGAATGGCCAAGGCCAATTCAGGGGCTGACGTCGCTCCGGCGCTGATCAGATCCAGCGACCACTGCGGAGTTCCGCTCGGCGTTCGGTTCTCGCCCGTCGATGCGTACACCTTCGAGTCGAGCATCATCGCGAGGTTGGCGGTCTTCTTGTGCTTGGTGAGGAACTCTCCCATCGCCGCGATCTGGAGGTTCATCTGATCCTGGCTGATGGTTCCCGATGCGACCTGCTGATCGAGTTCGTTGATCGGCGCGCGGCCGATCGGGATGCCGCGCAAGTCCGTCTCGAAGCCGATGCCCTCGAGCCGCTCGTACTCACGCAATCGCTCCACTGCTTCGACCACGTGGCGGAACAAGCCCAACCCTTCGGGCGAGTCCGTGATCGAGTCATCGACGATGTAGACGAGTCGCGCGCGGTCGAGCGGGATCGCCTTGAATGTCTGAGGCGAGCGCTGGACAACTCCCTTGACCGTGCCGGACTCGTCGACCGCCCACTGCTCTATCGTGCTCTGCGGTCGCGCTTCGACGTCGCGGAGGCCGATCTTGCCGTCATCGCGCTTCTTGGCCGTCCACTCTTGGATGCTGAACCCGTAGTAGCGGAAGAGTCCGGCCTTGCGAACGACACGGTGCCACGGAGTGGTCATGTCGTGGATCGCTTCTTCGAAGAACTCCGCGATCTCCGCTGCCTCCGCCGAATCGTCTGCCGGTTGAACTCGCCACTCGGCCTTCGCGAGCAGGTTCAAGAAGAAGCGCACGCTGGCCGCGACGATTGACGTGTTGGCCAGCAGGTTCGTGTAGGTGCGGTACTTCTCGTGACCGGCGACCTTGGCGTTTGTCTCGCCGTCCTGCACGTAGCCGCCGAACACCGCGACTCCGGGACCGCCCTGCGATTTGTAGGGTGTGGGAGTCTTGCGGAACAGATCCAGCAGGGGGTCGAGCAGCGCCATCCCACCCAGCCTAGCTGAGTCTGCGTTCGGCGTCAAGGGTATACTTCTGGCGGATCGGCGCAAGCACAGGTCGGGACGCATCCTCCCAATCGTCCAATCCTAGGATCCGTCACAACGGAGATGGAGGTTCAATCCTCCTTGGGCCCCGATGTTGAGCCTGTAGGGCTGGGTTCATCTCCTGACTTGCGCCGATCCGCCTTTTCTGAGGCTCGAGCGCGCGCGCCGCGCTACACTTCGCTCATGGACAAGCACTATCGAATCGTCGCGGACGTCGATCTCCCCTACGGATCTGTGGCCAAGGACCAGGACGGTTCGTTCGTCAGCGAGGAGTCCCTGCTCGGCATCCCCACCGCGCACCGTCCCTTGGTCATCAGCACCGACCTCGGGAACGGCACACCCTTCCGGTTCATGAGCAGGCGCGCGGACCGCCTCATCTACCTGCAGCACGGAACGGGTCTCAAGCTGACGGTGTTCAAGGATGTCGTGGATTCTCCCCGCCCGGTCGGAATCTTCGGGTAGGATTCCGGTAGAGTGATTGCTGGTTGTGCAGGTGTCAACGACATTACCTGTCGAAGAACCTGAACTGGCCCTAGCGGCCTGACATCCGAGGCGCCCAGGCATGACGAAAGTTGTGCCTGGGCGCTCTTCTTTCTGGCAGTCGTAAGTGGTGGACCTGCATGGGGTCTTCTAACTTTCCCACGGAAAAACCCGTCCTGGGGCCACCCGGCGTCGATATAGTTCTACATGGACATCACCAAGCAGACCCCGCGCGAGATCGACACCACGATCGCCAAGCTGGAAGAGCCGCTGGCTGGATTCCGCCAGAACCTTGCGGCGCTCGAGAAGCAGATCCAGGACCGAGTGCAGTTCCCCGAGCGCTACCGCTACTACAGCGCCAAGACGGTTGAGCAGCTGGAGGTTCTGGTTGCCGAACAGCACGCCAAGATCACCGCCCAGCGCGCGCTGATCGCCCCCTACGACGCCGAGTTCGTGCGCCGGGGTGGCTGGTCGCGCTACTTCCTGGTGCCCGGCGGACACGTTCACCGCGAGCGCAACTGCTCGTCCTGCCACTGGAACACCCTTTTCGGCTGGCTGCCCACCCTTAGCGGCTGCGACGAACTGGCCATGGTGGCCGAGCACGGGGACAACGCCTGTGCGATCTGCTTCCCCGCTGTGCAGAACCACCCCGCCTTCCTCGCTGCCAAGGCGCTGCGCCTGGCTGCAGAAGCCTCCCAGGCCGCTCTGCTCTGCCCCGGCAGTGGCAAGGCTGGCGAATCGAAGGGCGCCGCTGGGTTCAGCCGCTACCGTCGCTGCCCCCACTGCAAGAAGGTGGTCTATGCTGGCCCTCGTGGGTACAGCCCCCTCCGCAAGCACAAGGCCAAGTCCTAAGTGGTGGCCTACGTGGGAAGAGGAAAACTTTCCACGGAAAAACCCGTCCTGCGACCCGAAACGTCGGTATCCTTCGGCATGAAGATCAGCACTCGCAACACCGTTCTCAACCTGTCGGTCATGGACATCTTCCACGCCAAGCAGAACGAGATGGACTCGTTCAGCCAGTTCCTGACCCGTGAAGCGTCCGCCAAGCTCGGCTACCCGGTCCGTCTCGAGGAGTTCGCCATCGTGTCGATGCGCGACAACGGTTCGGTCAACATCAACGTCCGCGTCAGCAAGGTGTAACATGCCCAAGTCAACCATACGCCAAGACATCCGCGAGACGATGAAGAGCGTTCTCGCCATCCACTTCCGCGCGACCACCAAGTGCCTCACGCTCGAGGAGCGCGAAGAAGTGCGCATGAACCTCGCCTATGGCATCGACGAACTCCGTGGCATGCTGAACGAACTGGACAATTCCGTCCGTGGAGCACTACCCTCATGAAGATCCTTCCCACCAACAATCCGACCTGGGGTTACGCTGGCGAACTCGAGCGCAACAAGGACCTGACCAGCTGGTCCGCGCTCTCGAGCTACCTCGGCGACCTGTACCCGAGCGCGACTCCGGCGGACATCCGCAACCTGCTCGACAGCAAGGCTGGCCGCCACTTGGCCGATGCCGCGAGCTTCTTCGGTGGCAACGTCCTACGCGCGCTCGACGAGAAGAAGACCAAGCGCTGGATCGACCGCGAGATGGCCGACATCAAGATCGCCTTCGAGGAAAGCTAGAACAAGCGCGGCGCCGCGCCAAGCTGCTGAGGGACTGAGCTCAGCAGGTCGGCGTAGGCGCGCGTGGCCGCGTCGACCTGGTCCTTGAACTCGCCGGTCGGGAACATCGCTGCCTCGTTGATGAAGGCATCGACCCAAGGACCTCGGACGAGCAACACGTTGCCGGCCTCACACTGTGCGCTCAGCGGACGCGCGCGGTCTTCCTTGGAGCCCGACTCCGGGCTGAAGTGGACGTCGAACCCGGCGAGAGCTTGGGCCAAGTAGGACTTCTGGGCCTTGCCAGCCTGACCCGGGTCCTGTGGGATGCTGATGCGCACCCTTCCGCCGTCCGCCTTCGCGCACGCCACGATGCGCTGCTCGACCTCGTGGGGTCCCCAACGTCCCATCTGGACGTCGAGGATGACGACCTTGCCCTGCCAGAGCGCCATCTTGACCCCGGCGGTCCGCGCGCCGAGTCCGTCCTTCGTGGCCGCGAGGTCCCAACCCCGGGTCACATGGGTCAGCCCAGAGGGAGCGTGCTCGATGTGCACGAAGTCGGCCTTCTGGAACATCCCTCCCGCGCGCGGCGCCGGACGCTGCTGCAGCTGTCCCGCCTCGGCGTAGGTCCCGCCCCACGAGCGGAAGACGAGCTTCAGCTGGTCGACCGCCTCGCGGCTGAAGCGTTCTGGCCACAGCAACTCTCCGTCTTGGGTGCGAGGGTCTTTGAACCTCGTGCTCAAGTGGGGGTGGTCGGGCTCGTACTCCATCGGCAGACACAAGTGCGTGTAGCCGAGTTCCTTGCTGAGGATCAAGCCACTGACGTCGCGCTCGTGGACCCTCTGCATGATGACCACGATGGCGGACTCGTCCAGGTCATTGAGTCGGGTCGGCAGCGTCTCCGCGAACCAGCGCAGTGACTCGTCGCGCTGGATGTCTGACTCGACCCCTTGGACGTCGTGAGGGTCGTCCACGATGATGCGGTCGCCACGGTGGCCGATGAGGGAGGCGCCGACCGACGACACTTGGCGGAACCCTCCCACCGTGTTCTCGTACCGGAGCTTGGCGTTCTGGTCCCCCTTGAACTTGAACCGCGCGCCCCAATTGGCCTGGTACCACTCGGACTCGATGAGTGTGCGCCCTCGCACGTTGTCGCGCGTGGTGAGGTCTTGGGCGTAGCTCGCGCTGATGTACTTGAGGTGGGGGTTCTTGATCCACTCCCACGAAGGCCAGAACACGTTCGTGGTCATCGACTTCGTGCAACCCGGGGGGACGTTGATCAGCAGACGCTTGATCTCCCCCTTCGACACCGCCTCGAGGTGCTCGCAGATCGCATCGACAGCCCAACCCGACACGAACGACCTCCCAGGCTCGAGTGTCGGCCACCCTTGCTTGATGAACTCGAGGAGGCTGTCCTCAGCGTCGAGCTTGCGGAGGACGGACAATGCCCTCGCAGGGTCGGCGAGGGCATTGTCTAGAGCTTCCGATTGCTTGGTCATCCGATGAGCCAGTACAGCAGGGGTCCAATGGAGAGCCCGATGACGAGCCACCATGGGACTCGCTTGAGGTACTTCACCGCAGCCAAAGGTAGAGCATCACGGGAACCGCGATGCTCCCGACCATCTCGGCCAGCGACATCGACCAGGGGACGAGGGGGAGCTTGCGGTCGTTCAACCACAGCTGGACGAGGAGGGGACGCTTCTTGAACATCATGGTGCGCTCGGGGTTGTGTTGATCTTGGAGATGCCTCGGCTGACTGCGTAGCCTGCCACGGCCCACTTGATGAGCTCCTGGCCTTGGCTCGTGACCGCCTCGTCGTGACGCCAGAGGCCGAGCGCGATGAGCACGACACCCGCGCTGATGGCGAGCATCGACAACTTGAACTCGGAGGTGTTGATGCCTGGGATTGTGCGCTGTGCTTCGAGGGCGGACTGAATGTCGGCTGCTTGGGGCACCTCGACCTTGACCGTGATGACTTGGGGCTCGCTCATAGGTGTCTCGGGATTCCGCGATCGTAGGCTTGGAACGCGCACTTCGGCGAACAGTAGTTGCCGAGCAGGAGTTCCTTGGACTTGAGGGGGGACATCTTGGCTTCTTCAGTGACTCTGACGATGTGACGTGCGGGAACCTCGCGGAGGGGGACTCCACACTCCAGACAATGATCAGCCCTCGGGGGGTTCTTCACTCTCCGCCTTCCGCGCAGCCTCGCGCTCCAGGATGCGACGCAGATCAGCGCGCGACTCGGGCGAGAGGTCTTGGAGGCCAAGAGAGTCTTGCGTCACCGTGGACACCGACTCGATCTTCGTGCGTGGAGTGTACTCTGGTTCGTAGCGGCGCGCAAGCTCGAGCAGCAAGCGATCGCTGTAGCGGGTCACCCAACCGACGACCGCCATGCCCATGCCGGCGCCCTTCGAGCCGTAGACCGGCTCTTGGTAGCCTTCGACAGCGCGGCGCTTCATCTCCGTGCTGTAGACAGCTGCGTGCTTCCGGAGGGTCTCGTCCTCGGCATCACGGAAGGCCGGGTCCTTGGAGCGATGCTCGAAGACCGTCGTGCTGCTGATGCCGATGTCCGCGCGCGCGAGCGCTCGCTCGCCGGTCTCCTCAAGCACCTTGAGGTAGCGGTTCTTGCGCTCGGGGGTGAACTGCGTGTGCTGGCGCCGGTAGTCCTTGTCCTGGAACGTGTCGGACTGCTGACGTCTGGACTTCCGAGCCGGGACCTTGCCTGAGGGGGTGAGACCCTTGGCGAGGTTCTCCTGCTTGACGGAGTCGGGAATCTTGGGACGGCCCACGACCCAAGGATAGCCGATTCGACGTGGGGGCGAAAGGGGTTCTGTGGGAGGCGATGAACCGAGAAACCACGTCCCCACTCCGGAGTGTCTAGCGCTGGGGTGAGCGTCGACGATGGAGATCGGTAGCTCTCTGATCGCCAATCCCGTGGCGCCCTCCCATCTCAGAGATCCAACGTCGATCCTCAGACATCCCAGTGTCCCATCCAACCCGGGTTGTGTGGGTCGGGGATCCCGGCGGAGGTCTTTCGTTACGCAGGCGTAACCGCCGTTTCGGCGGTCGTTAGGGATCCGTTAGGTACTTGGGATCGCCATCCCCCTCCAGATCTTGCTGTCACCCTCCATTTCGCGCGGGTGGCCAAAGTGTGGGGCCTGTGTGGGCCCAACTCCACTCCCTCCATACCCTCTTCTATTAGAGAGGGGGTAGTAAGAGAGAAGACTCTGGAGGGCGCCCGGTTTCCTATTCCAGGGACGAAAGTGTCCCAAGCGAATGGAGGGTATGGAGGGCGCAGTCCTAATGTGTTGGGCTACTCGCCATTCCGTGCCCTCCATTTCGTGAGGGTGGGCAACTGCCCTTTGGAGGGCAAGTCGGCTCAACCTATAACCGGGCCTTGATCTACGTTGATTCCCACCTGTGCCAGGCGACACGCGCGCGCTCGCAGCTGCCCACGTGAGCCGGTAGGCTACAGAGGGTGCAGGCCGGGGTCAGCCCGATGAAGGGCATGCGAGTCTCTGTCACTCGGCGCAGACCCTGGACCTCTGCCAGGAGTGACCGAAGCTCGGCGACCGACATGGGCAGGTAGGGGCGCCGGACGTCCAGAGGTCGAGCGTCGACAGCCCACTTGGCGTGATCGTCCTCGTGCAGCTGGCCTAGCTGGCGCAACCGCTCGTCTGTCAACCGTGCAGGAGCTTTGTCAGGCCGCATGTGCATGCTCCTCTCAGGTGCTTGAATCGGGGGTCTTGGGGTAGGACAGCTTGGCAGTTCAACTCGTGTCGCACGTACTTGGCCAGCTGCTCGATCCGTTGTCGGAGTGCGGGGATCTCGCGGCGCCGCTCCTTGTACGCATCCCGCTCGAGCGCTGCCTGCTGCTCGTCCTTCAGCTTGAGAAGGGCGCGCAACTCGCGCTGCGCCGGGACTCGGGATCCCCACGCTGTCGCGGTCGCGATACACCGAGCCAGGTGCGATTTCGGAGGCCGTCTAGGCACGGTCCATCCGCGCGATCGCCTGTTTGAGAGCGTAGTCCTGGACTCCGGGGTTGGCTTTCTCAAGTGACTGGAGCAACTCGAGTCCGCTCTTCGTCAGCTTCATCAGGGTCCCCGATCGCCCGGCGCCGACCACAGTCAGCATGCCCTTCCTCGCCAGTCCCTCGACGATCTTCCGCCGGTCGGCGGTCACGGTGAAGGGGGTTTCCGATCGAGCGTAACGCAACACGCGCATCTGGTCTAGGTCGTTCATTTCAGACTCTCACAACAGGAGATTCGGCAGTTCAGGTAGTTCGCATCGGCCTGTTCGCAGGCTCGCTCGTACACGACATCGGCACGGTTCATCCCGCGCTCGAACGTCGTCTGTGCTCGGCTGATCACACCCCACTCCTCGGTCTGGATGCGTCCGATCTCTTCGCAGAGGACATCACGGCATCCGTTCCCCGAGCAGTTGTCGTAGGCTACCTGAGCAGCCTTCTCGGCAGCTTGCGCGACCGCCCAAGCCTTGTCGATGGTCGCATTGTAGGCATCTGCGAACCCCATCGTGGCGTCGATCCAACTCTCACGCGCCTCGCTCGTCTCATCCCACCAGAGACAGAAGCACTCAGCGGCGCACTCGCTCAGGTACATGGGCTTCTCCGACGGACACTTGAACACCGGAGGCAACCAGATCGCCGGCGAAGCGTACCCCACGTGCGTCGGCTGACCCCCAACCAGTTCGCACGGGTACGACGGAACAAGCGCCAGCAACAGAGAGGCGATCAGCACTTGCACTCCTTCTCACGCTCCTCACGAGCGTCGTTCAACCACTGCGCGTCCTCGTCGTTGATCCACATCAACTCGTTCGCGACAGCACGCAGTTGTTCTTCGGTCACTTCCACGGTCCCCTCGTCGTCACCGAACTTCCCGAGATGGTTGCCCACGTACTTCGTCCCACCGCTGTCGAGCTCGAGGATCCTCTCGCGCATGCGCCTGAGCCGGTAGCTGGTGTCCCAGAGCTCAGACTGCATCTTCTCGATCTCCGCGTCCTTGATCTGATACAGACGGAGTTCGCGCGCGAGGTTCATCGCCTTGACCTCCCGTTCCGGCAAGCGAGCAAGGTAGTCCTCCAAGCGAACCTGCGAAGCAGCGCGCGCCTCCTCCTCGTTCGAGTAGACGTCCCACTCCTGGAGCGTGTGTCCGCAGCAGTTGTCGCCGTCGTAGTAGGCCACACAACCGCCGTGGTAGTCGATCGCAGTCCGGACTTGGATGGAACCGATCTTGAACTCGCGCGCGACACCGATCCAAGTGAGCACTTCGATCTTGCCTCCACCATGACAGCGAGGGCATTCGACCGTCGTTTCGAATCCGGCTCGTGAGATGGCGCGCCAAGTGCGTTGGCCCAAGCAATCGGGACAGTCGGTCTTCTCGGAAGAGCGTTCGACAGAGGCGATCCAGACACGGTCCCCGACCTTGCGCCGTGGTTCGGGCACTTCGCCCGGGATGATGTACAGGTGCCAGAGAGCCGCGAGGGCTATTCCTCCGTCCCCGGTTCCAACCAGCTGCCAGTCGTCGTTCAGGTAGGCGACCACGATCTTCTCGTCGTCAGCGAGACCGATCAGGAAGCAACCCTTCTCGTTCCTGTTGGAGAAGATGGAGCCGACGGTATCCCTATCGTCCAACTCCCATCGCCGGTAGTCCTTGGGCTTGTTCATGTCCATCATGGTGACGACCTTGAACTTGGAGTAGGGCGAGTGAGAGAGCTTGATCATGAGAGATTCTGGCGGATGTGGATAGGGTGAATGCTCCGACGGAGGAGCTTGCCGACGACCTTGGTCGGGTAACGGTACATTTTCTTGCAGTCAGGGCAATCCCACGAGACTCCAGCCGCGTTGTCGAAGCGACGGATCACGGGATGCCCGCAGGTACGGGGATCGCTGCTCGCTATCGCAAGTGAGGTGACGATCTTTCCGCAGTCGCGGCACGCTTGGGTGGACATGCCGTTCAATGCAATCGACGCCTCCCGAAGATCGTTGTGCGCACAGCTGAGCCTCAACGCCTTCTTCTCGCGCTCGCGGTCTGAGTCCGAATCTATCCGAACAACGTGATCAAGACTGACGTCAATGCACGTGTCCAGGTTCACGAAGTCGCAGTCATCGCAGGCAGCGTACTTGTGACTGCCGATCCAGAAATCGCGGTTCATCGAGCTATGGGGACAGAACCCGACTCCGCCTTTCTTCAAGGTGCGGAACAGGTGGTCACCCTCGAGCTTCGTGTCGTCCAGACCGGAAGCCGCAGACACTCCGACGAACTCGTCACCGTAGGCGGAAGCGACCAGGCCACCGACTCGTACAACGTACGATTCAGTGGCCTTCACCTTCATCGGTCTGGCCATCAGCTTCTCGAGGGCATCGCGCTCAGAGACCGCCGTGAGGCATCCCCCATCGACCTCTCGACCCTTCAGAGTCACCGACCAGCTGATCTTCTTCATGGCTTCCAAGCGCGCGAGCGCTGAATCCTACCTCGCAGGTCTCAGAACGGCGTGTCGTCCGCGTTCGGGGGAACCGCAGATCGAGGGTAGTCCCCGCCGGGATGACTCGCAGACCCGGGAGGACCCTCGTTGTCCGGCGAACTCTCGCTCTTCGCGAAGTGCCAGTCGATGACGTCGATCTTCAGCTTCTGGCGCTTCTCGCCGGTCTTCGAGTCCTCCCAGCGGTCGAGGCGCAGGCGCCCTTCGATCAGCGCCATGTCACCCTTCTGGTGATGGCGAGCGAATGCCTCGCCTCGCTTGCCCCAGATGGTCGCATCGACGAAGATCGCTTCGCCCTTGATCCACTCGTTGCCCTGCTTCTTGACGGTATCCTGGGCTAGGGTGATGCCCACCACCGCGTCGCTGCCGGCGGTGAAACGGACTTCCGGGTCGCGACAGAGGCGCCCGGAGAAGAACAGTTTGTTGACTCTCATCGGAGGAGTTCGATCTTGGAAGTGCGCTTGAAGTCGAGGATCAGACAGGTCACCTTGGTCTCGGGAGCGATCCACTCGTACTCGCCCGAGGTCCGCAGGCCCATGATCAGGCCGGAGTAGGTGCGATGGAGAGGGTTCTGGTCCATCTCCAACAGGGACGCGGGGATCAAGGCGAGGTCGCCGATCCACGCGTCCTTGAACTCCGCGACGCCGAGCAGGTTGCCCTTGACGTCGTAGAGTTCGACATCGGAGTTCGGCACGGGGAGTTCCACGGTCGCCACGTGACGTACCGTAGCGAACCGTCCGAACAGACCGAGGGGGTTGGTGAAGACCAGCTTCACAGAGCCTTGGCTCCGAAGAAGAGGGCACCCTGGATCACGCCGACGATGCGTTGGTCTGCCGCTGCGGCATTGGCGTGCAGCTGGAGGCCTGCGGCCAAGGCGATGACGTCGCGAGCCGCGACGACCGCGCGTTCGTAGCCGGGTTCGCCGACCGCAAGGGCCAGCTGAGCCATCTGGGTGGCGACGACCTCGCGCAGCTTCTGCTGAGACAGGTCGAGGTTGCGCCCGGTCTCCTTGGCGGAGTCGGCGAGGAGGGAGAGGAGTTCGTTGGGGTTGGCCATGGGAGTGCTCAGTTGTTCGCCCAGACACGGACTCGATGGTCCACGAGTTGGGAGAGTCGTGCGTCGGTCACGACACGGGGATTGAAGAGGCCGACGACCTTGCCTTGGATGGTGACGATGACGTTGGTGAAGTTCTCGACCCGTTGAAAGAGAATCTTGGCGCCGTTGATGCCGAGTTCACCGGCAGCGACTTCGGCAGCGATGCCTCGGTCAGCCCAGGGGCGCATGACAGTGTCCCACGGGAGGGACATGAGCTCGACCACGTTGGCGTTCTTCAGCGCGGTGCCGAGCCGGTCAGCGTAGGACTCGAGAACGGAGCGTTGCTCCGTGCTCAAGTCCCCCTTGACCACACCGTCATCGAGACCGCGCGAGTAGTCTACACGCACGTTGGGCCAGATGTCGCGCGCCATCGGCATCAAGGTGTCGTTGTTCACCTTGTTGGCGAGGCAGGAGGTCAGGCCGAGCAGCAAGATCAGAGACAGCAGAACGTTCTTCATGGGATGAGTCCGAGGTAGTGGAAGATGAGCAGCCAGAGGCCGATGCTGACGAGCACTAGCCGGAGGAGGGATCGGAAGGGAATGGTGATTCCCGGTAGAGAATCGCCTGAACCCGGGTTCGGAGGGTGGGGAGGTCGCATGAGTTGTCCAGGGGGACGGTCCGGACGTTGGGGAGAGAAAATCTTACCCTGTTGTCCCACTCGCAGCCTACTCGATCCAGATGGATCAGCACGGTGTTCTCGGCACCGCAGAGGCTCACGAGTGGAAGACACTGCTCGACATCGCCGGCATCGGACACGACGATGTGCTTGGAGCGCGCAACGAGAGGATGTGCTATGCACGACACGAGTAGCTGCCCAAGAATCGCGGGTCCGTGGACCGGCTTGAGGTAGCGCTCGTGCATCTCGATGTACGCTTGGCGCGGGGTCAGGCCGAAGAACAACGGAGACGGAACGTCCTTGACGTGTTCGAACGCGCCAGCACTGCGGGGGCGACCGTCATACGTGACGAGCTTGTAGAAGGCGTGCGTGCGTTCCTTCAGCTGGTCGGAGAGCTTCCAGTGCGCGGTCTTCGGAAGGATCGCATCGATCATCTGCGCCACCGTGTCCTTGCCGGACCGGGGCGGACCATTGAGGAGGAAGAGCGTCATGATGGGTTGAAGTCCTTCATGACCTCGGCCTGCACTTCTGCGTTCATGGCCTTGTACTCCTCGGGGTGGTCGAGGTACATGTTGCGGCAGAAGATGTGCTCCGCATCTGTGAGCATCCCTCCGCGCTTGCTCTTCAGCCGGATCTCGAGCAGCTTGCGATGTTCCTCGAGACTCACGCCTTGATCCTCAAGCTCTTGGTCCTGATCAGGAAGTCGGCGAGGCGCCCGAGCCGACAGCAGAGTTCGCAGCCGCAGTCCTTGACGTGCTTGACCTTCGTCTCCTCGCGCCAAGCGACGACCGCCTGCTCGAGGTCTTCGGCAAGCGCGACCGTCCTCACCCCACCCCAGTCCCACTCTTCCTGGAGATAGATCACGGCATCGCGCTCGCGACGCGTCAGCACGTGTCCTGGCTTGGGCAAGTACCACGACCAGTTCTCGTCACGGACGAACCCGTGCTTCTCCAAGTACACGATGGCTTGACCGTCCATCCCAGGCCAGCGCTTCCGACGAGCATCACTTGTTTGCGGCACGGATCGCCTTCTTCTGCAGCTTCGCGAGGGACACGCACGCCTTGAATAGCGGAGTGTCGGTGTCCATGCCCAGGGCGAGAGAGGCTGCTGCTTCACGCATAGCCTCTCTCACCACCCGGCGCTCGCGGAGATCAATGCGGTGCTGCAGCTTCGCTCCGTCGCCGGCACCGCACCAATGCTTGGTGTGGTACTTGAAGCGCTTCCGCATGCCTGCGCAGGCGCACTTCACGCGCGTGCCCTCTCCATGCGACGGACGAGCTTGCGATGCTTGCGCCCGGCGATGCCCTTGCGGCGCCGACGCATCTGCGCCGGGGTCTTGGGACGCTTCACGGCCGAGTTGAACCGGCGGTTGTCCAACTCGTCGAACTTGTCCGGCGAGCCGAGTGCGAGCATGGTTGCGAGGAATCGAAGAGGGTTGTTCATGATCAGTCGTCCCAGATGTTGTCGACCTCGTCGTCTGTCCAGACCGGAATCAGCGCTCCGCAGTCCGGCTTCTTCCAGCCAGCAGGCTTGAGCGGCTTGCCTCCGGTCGGGTTCGGCGCCTTCGCCATGTTGGCGGCCTGGACGAGGTCCCAGAAGGGGGAGAACTTCAGGCCACACATCACGAGCGTGCCCACGGCCACGTACACGAGATCGACCGCCTCGGCAGCGATCGCGCCAGGATCTCTGGCGTCGATGGCCGCGCACAACTCCTCACACTCCTCGCGCAGGAGCTTCTTGCGGAAGCTCATGAGCTCGAGCGAGGGCAGATGCGGATCTACCGGAGCAGGGTGTCCGAACTTCCGATGGAAGGCAGACACGTCATCGTGTACGTCAGACATTGGCTTCCTGAGCTTAGCGTACCCTCGTCTTCAACGAGGGGACGGTAGATTCTACAATTGATCTATCTTCTCGTCCATCCCATGGACGCCGAACAGGCGCCCGGTCCAGCCGATGCGGACCTGGTCGTTGGGCCGACACGTCAGGACCTCGACCCCGAACCGCGTCAACTCCCGGCTCATGCGCAGGGAGAGCATCTTGTCGAGCACAGACCCTTCGGTCGAGTCGCCTCGCAAGCGCTCCCACGTCAACTCCGAGATGATGTTGCGCAGCGCCCCTTGGGCAGACTCAACCATGTTCTGGTCAGGGTCGAAGTTCTCGACCTCGTACTTGAGGACCTTGTTGATCCGCGCGACCACCACCATGCCCACGGTCACGGCGATCCCGTCCTTCGTTTCCATGGAGATTGCTGGGATTCGGAGGACGAACGTGCTCGATGGGTGCTTGATCGTTGCTGTGCGCCAAGGCCAGTACCAATGGAGTCCTGGACCCCTCTCGACCGGCTCTCCTCCGCCGATGTAGAGCACCGCGCGCTCGTTGTGGCGCACGATCAAGTAGCGCGGCACGAACGAGATGATCCACTGGATGGTCTCGCCCAGCCAGCCCATCAGGTTTGCGAGCAGTTCGCCGAAGCTCAAGGCTTGAACTCCGGGAGCCAGAGCTTGCTCGGATCCGGTTCCTTGTAGCCGGGGTCCTCCAGCACGAGACCTTCGAAGGTGCAGACGCCACCCTCGGTCACGACAGGGTACTGGTGGACGCGTCCGCCAGGATGCAGGAAGGCGACACCGAAGCCGCGCTGCCAACCAGTGTGCCGACCCTTCATGTAGGAGCGTCCAGCACGCGGAGTGCATCCCATCGGCGTGCTCATCCACGAGATCGCGGAGTTGACCTCGTTGGAGGAGTAGGCCAGTCCAGCCCGGTGAACGTGGCCGGACTGACCTGAGCGACCCGCGACCCGCAGTTCACTCAGGTACGGACTCTCGCCGAGCAGAGTGCCGTGGTGGACCACATAGAACCCGTAGAAGAGCGTGCCGGGTTGGGCATCCTCGGTCCCTGCCGGGGACGCAATCGTTCCGCCCTGCGAGAGCTTGATACCGTACTCCTCGACACCCGCCAGCTTGTCGAAGCGGAGGTTGCGCAGCTTGGAGAAGGCTGGCGCGACCTGCGTCAGGTACATGGCGATGCGATCGAGTCCGTGGTTGCCCGCGCCCCAGATGATGTCCGCGTCCGGCGCCCGTGCGCGGGTCTGGCGCATCATCTCGCGCGCGAAGTCGAACTCCAGCTGCAGCGGGACCGTCCAGCCGGGGATCTTCGGGTAGCGGCTGATCTCCCCGCCTTCCAAGATGTCACCGTTGAAGTAGATGATGTCCGGCTTGAGGTGATCGATGGCGCGGAGGAAACACGCCCAAGTGAACGGATCGAGGAACGTCGCATGGGTGTCACTGATGGACAGCAAGCACACCGTGTCGGTGTGCTCGCGGTCATCTGGTCGGTACACGTTCGGCGTGATGTACCGCTCGATGTAGCGACCCGCGTGCTGCTTGCGTGACTGCTCGGCGCGCGCTGCCTTCTTCGCGCGCGTGCCGGGCTGATCTTCGAGACCGGCGACTTGCTTGGCGTGCTCGAACTGACCGAACTCGTCGTCGATGAACTCGATCGGATAGAACCCGAACTGTTTGTAGCGCTTCCGGCTCAGAGTGCGGAAGGCGTGGAAGGGGTTCGTGTCGGGGTCTTCGGCGCAGCGCACGAGGTCGGCCAACATGTCCTCGATCGTTGGCTTGTTCTTCGCCTTGGTCGCGCGCTCGCGCTCCTCCTCAGCCTTCTCCTTCGCCTTGCGCGACAGGTACTTGCGCCGCTCGGTCTCATTGGCGCGCACCGTGTCCGGCGCCGCGAGGAAGTTGTTGAGGTCGTCCTTGTTGTTCAAAGGGTTCTCCCCGTTCGGTGGTCGAGCTTCAGGCAGCTGGTGATGTGGTAGATCAAGCATCGTGGCTTGAGCTTGAATCCCTTGGTCTGCAGAAACGAGTGAAGAGACTTCTTGCCTTGCGTGGGCAGGTGGTGCTCACCGTTCTCCTTGCGACCCAAGAACTCTACGATCACGTCAAGGAGTTCAGGATGTTCTTGGCAAGTACGGCAGCGAGTCGATTTCTCAGGTGACGCCAGGTAAGCGTCGAGGTCCGAATTGGTCATGGTGGCTTCCTTGTTCCTAGCCTACCTCGAAAAGCCGGGGAACCCCCCTGGATTCCCCGGCTGGGGGTCTTCCACCCCCTCAGATTCGATCACCTCCCTTCGCAAGGAGGGCTCGCGCCCTGTTTGCCATCCTACCCGATCTGTGCGCCTTTCGCTTCCCCCCTTCCAGGAGTACGATCAGGACATGAAGAGACTCTGGATCGTTCTGTGTCTAGTTCTGATCGGGTGCGTCTCGCTTCGGCACAAGCAAGCGACCGCCACAGCGGTGAACGCATGGAAGCTCCAAGGCATGCTCGGTCGCGGCACTTGCTTCCCGATCAGCTGCAACGAACTCGGTCCGTCTCAATTTGAGGTCCTGTTCTTGACCGCTGACCACATCATCGATCAGCAACCAGCAGGATGGGCAGTGGAGCGCGAAGGCACTCTGATCCGCGATGGCATGGTACTCGAGCGGAACATCCCGCAGGACCTCGCAGTCGTTCGGGTGCTGAGCACGTTCCCCATCCAGTGCGTGACCTTGCGCCTCGATGACGAGCCTGCCCCGGGTGAGCAGGTCTACCTCGCAGGCTACGGTGGACCCAACGACGAGTGGTGGATGCAAGAGGGTCTGGCCTGCGGCGGAGGCAAGGCCACCGTGCCCACGGTCATGGGCGACTCGGGTGGGCCAATGATCGACGAGCAAGGGCGCGTGTTCGGAGTCGCTGCTGCGATCGAGGTCGTCGAGAGCTTCGGCATGCCGCCGGTCTACGTGTTCCACCACGCACTCTACCATCCGCTGTGCAAGGCGAAGGGTTGGCTCCTTCGCCTTGGTCAGCGAGGCCTGCTCATCCGATGATCTTCGCCTTGGTCGGGCGGCTGAAGAAGGCGAAGTGCGGGTCGCGACCGGCCTGCAGCTTGGCCTCGAAGCTGACCGTGTGACCCTTGATGCCCTTGCGCTCAGGCGGCATCTGACCGCCCACGCGTGCCTTGTATTCCGGAAGGGTCTCGTGCGGGTAGGCGTTCATCGAGGCCGACCAGTCGCAGTAGAGCTTGTCATCGACCTCGGAAGCCGCCTGCGAGAGAGAAGACGGCACGCTGCCGTACACGAGCCAGCTGCCTTCCGGCGTGACGACCTTGACGGTCATCTTCAACTGGTCACCGTAGTCGGACTCCTGGATCTTGGTGCCGACCACGACACCCTCGATGCGCTGGCGACCATCGACAATCGGGACAGGGACATGCTTCTCAGCAGGCTGGCGAGCGTCGTAGGCGAGCTTGACGACCAGTGAGATCTGCTTGGGGGTGAGACCGTAGCGGGCGCCCGTGCCGATCAGCTTGCGGCGGATGTCCTGTGTGATGGGGTGCTTGAGCTTGAGGTCGCGCATGAGGCTGGGGACGATGCGATTGGCGCGAGCGAAGGCGCGCAGGCCGCAGTAGCGCTCGAAGCGCTCGATGCCCAGCAGGCCGAGTCGCTTGGCCTCGCGCTGGGCGGACCCGAAGTCGCCGGCGAACTCGAGCCGCTCGGCACAGTCGTGGCCGACGCTGATGACCTGCCCAGTGGGCTCGTGGCGGAACAGGCTGCCGTACTTGTAGCGGGCGCCGCAGACGTCGCAGCTGAAGATGCCGCCGTGGATCTGGGCACCGTGCTCGCGGTAGATCTCCTGGGCCTCCTTCACGAAGAGGTCAGGCTGGAACAACTCCGGGACTGCCATGGCGAAGTCGATCGCGAGGGTGTACTCGCTCGGGACCATGGTGGAGGGGCGGTGGATGTCGCTGCGCATGAGAGTGCTCATTGGTCACACATGAGAGTCAGGGTGTTGATGTACATCGTCTTGCCCAGGAACGCGATCAGTGCCTTCTGGTCGGCGATGTCTTGCGCGGTGGGTTGGATGTCTTGTTCCATGGAGTTCCTAGCCGGGTGTGGTCAGAAGCCGGTCTCAGAATCCCGGAAAATCTGTGCCTGTGTTCGTAGGCACACCCTACAGATGTGCCACTCGAGGGTGGGGGTGGGGAAGCTGTGCTTCTCGGCCCTCCGGCATGCCAGCTTGCCGTGGAAGTACAGCAGCCGGTTACGGTCCTGGACCTCCCTCTTGAAGGGCACCTTGCTGTAGGAGAGTCTCACGGCATGCCAGCCGCGTGCAGGACCGCGAGGAGCTTCATGCAGCCGAAGATCAAGGCTCCGCCAAGGAGCAGACCGAACATGAGCACACCACGGTTCAGGCCGTAGGTCTGAGGGTCGATGAGGCAGATGAGGTTCTTCATGGCGTTCTCCCTATGTAGTCTTTCGGCTACTCGACACAGGGGCCGTAGAAGATTCTGTGGAATCCTCATTGCAGCCAGCGGGTTGCCTCCCCAACCGGGAAGTGGGAGGGCGCACCCAGCCACTCGCTGCCATCATCCCGCAGACCGTACCAGGGGCGCACGTAGACGGTGCCCTGGGCCACCCGGGTCACCTTCAGGCCGAGTGGCTGCCGGTCCTCGCCCATCCAGACCTTGGACAGGTAGACGTCCCCCACGGTGGGGACCATGGCCCTCAGTTCAGAGTGGACCTTCACGCCGGTGCCTTCCGACCGAAGTCCACCTGAGTGATGCCGGTCCGGGGGTTGGCGATGGCCAGGCGCGTGAGAGCGTCCCCGAGGTCTTCGGCCTCTTGCAAGCTCAGGATGATCTCGCCCTTGCGGACACCCCCGATGTCCAGCTGATGGTAGCAGACGCGGATCCAGGGGGAGCCGATGCTGCGGACGACCTGCGTGATGCTGACGTTGTTGGCACGGTTGCGGATGGCGCAGGTGAAGTACCCTTTGATCAGGTTGGTGATTCTCACAGCTTGATCTCCGTCGCGCGCCAGAATTGACCGATGCGGCGAGCGACCGACAGCTGCTCGCAGAGATCGAGCGCTTCGCGCACGGGCACCCCATTGAGGCCGGTCTTCTCGATCAGCTGGTTGACTGTCGAGTCGCCGGTGTGGCGAAGAGCCGCGATGACCCTCTTGGCGTTGGCGAGGACCGGAGCCTCGGGAGCGGGACCAGCCTTCTTGACAGCTTCCTGCATGAGGTCGCGGACCTCACTGAGCAGACCCTGGACACGGCGCATCTCGTCGTCGCCAGGCTCGCGAGCGGTGAAGACATCGTCGCGCAGCTTTTCGGCGCGGTTGAGCAGTTCCTGGAAGGTGGCTTGCTTGGTGGTCATGAGAGTCTCCTTGGTTGGTTGGATCGAACGGGGAACTATACCGACGCGGGATGTGGCAGGACGGGTAATTCCCACAGAAGTTCGTAAGTGGTGGCCTACTCTGTACGATAGGAGTCCAGCAAGAGGAGGGAGAAGGAGCCCAGGAACAGGACAGTGTGGAAGTGGTGGACGGTAGGCTGGAGAGGGTCCGGGTGGGTGACGATCCTGATGCTGAGCCTCATGTCCTCACGCTTCATCAGGCGCATAGCCGCTCGAGCTTGGATCTCCTCGCGCTGGCGCAGTTGCTCCCGAAGCTGCGCGTCATCGATGGCCTCCCAGATGTGGTGGATCCGGTTGTTCACGGAGTGCGCTTGTCGTACAGGACGAGCTCGACCTTGGTGCGGAGGACCGTGCGCCCGTAGGTGCGGAGGATCCCGGCCAGCTGCTCCATCTCGTAGATCAACAGGTCCAGCGGCACCTTCGAACTCGCATGGCGGGTCAGGTAGCGCTTCGGACCCTCGCCGAGGATGATGTCACCATGGATCATGCTCTGGCTCCAACCATCGAACACCGGCGCCGGGCCACCCATGTAGGTGATGTGCAACTCGTGGTAGGGTTTCACTTGGGGATCTCCTTGAGGCCAGGAGGAGCGGAGTGCCTGCCGAGTACCCAACCCTTCTCCCTGATCCAGATGAACCAGTGGTCGCCACCGGCACCGATCTGCTTGCACTTCCACCAGGCCACGTACTCGCTCGCGAGGTTGCCCTCATAGTGGGTGGCTCCGTCCGGTGCCTCGATTTCCACGACGACCTTGATGATCACTTGGTCTCCCCCTTGCCGTGATGCTCCAGGAAGTCCGTGACCTTCCGCTCCTTCCCGTACCAGACCACGCTCTGGACCGTCTCCAGTCCCACCTTGTGGCGCCCGTGAGGGAAGAGGAACTGGACGGAGAGGACGTCTGAGGACGGGACGCTCTTGACCGTCCCGCTCCGAAGACCGTTCCAGTACACCATGACCTTCTTGCCGATCAGCGGCTTGAGCTCAGCGGGTTTCATTGGCAGCCTCCTTCTGGTACAGCTGGAGTGCCTTGCGACCGCGCTCGGCGAGCGCACGCTTCGCCTCCGCAGACATGGAGCGCGGAGGATGGTGCTTGACCCGGTGGACCTTGTAGGCAGCGTGGAGCGCCTTGCGCGCGGCATCGCCGAGGAACATCCCGCAGAGGTCGGCGTAGGCTCGAGCGAAGGGCCAGTTGTGGCCCATCCCACCGCCCACCAGGCAGTGGGTCAGCTCGTGCAGGACGATCGCCTTCGTGCGCGCCCACTCGGGCAGCTGGATGAGGCGACCTCCGCCGAGCGCCCTTCCGCCACTCTTGGGCTTGACCTCGATGCCCTGCTCCTTGATCCAGCAGGTCCCGTTGGGGCGGACCTGACCGTGGCGCGCACGAAGGCGCATCCAGGTCTCCGACTTGACGATGCTCTCGGCGTAGCGCTCGGCTGCCTCGATGGATCCGTCGCCGATCAGTGCGGTGAACTCGGCGCCGAAGGCCGCACGCTCGGCGAGGTACAGCTTGGACTTCTGGTTGTCGCGGCAGGGCACCTTGCAGTCCTTGCCCTCGAAGCGATGCGTGAACCACATGCGACTCACAGCGTCACCTCCACGTTGGGAGCATGGGGTCCCATGCTGGACATCGCCTCGGAGGCTGAGTCTGACTGGCGGATGATCTTGGCGAAGCCGGTGGCCTCGTCGATCTGCTCGGCGTCAGTGACCATCCAGGTCACCTTGTCGAACCGCGTGTGGACCGCGAAGAGCGCGAACCGATTGAACTCGCCGAAGTGGAACCTGCGCGAGGCCAGCTTGCCGCTGCGCGAGGGATCGTTGGGCTTCACCTGCAGTTGGGTCATGAGAGTCTCCTTGGTTGGTTGGCTGGAACGGGGAACTATACCCATCCCGTCTGTGGCAGGACGGGAGATTCCCACAGAAGATCCTAAGTGGTGGTCTCCGACAGAGTTCAGTCCCGCAGGGTGATGTCGACGACGTTGGAGGAGGAGGGGTTGACCGAGAAGGACTCGGACCCCATGACCTTCAGCTGCTTCCGGTTCTCCTCGTAGGAGCACTGGACGAAGCGATCGCCGGGATGGTTGCGGTCCGGGAAGAGGAACTTGATGGGCTCGTTGTCAGGCAACCAGATGCGCGGAGCACCCATGGCGCCTTGGCGAAACGAGTAGCCCAGGCCGGTGCGTGTGGGCTTGTTAGACAGCACTTCCTCGCGCTCGAGTTGAGCGCTCTTGAGGTTGCTCTCCAGCATGCGGATGTGATCGCTCGCCCAGCGAGGCAGACGATCGAGGAATTCGGTTTGTGCGATGCCTGACTTGACTTGTTGCTTCACTTGCGTTCCTTGATGGCCTGGACCATCTTCAAGACTTCCTGGTGGACCTCGTGCTTGCACTCCTCTTCGATGTTCGAGCACGGGCTGGTTGAGTGCTGGGGCGACCAGCGCATGATCTCCTTCGTGTACCACTCCTCCATGGAGTCAAGCGTGGCCTGGCTCTCCTCGTCGGTCGTCATGCCGATGATCATGGTCAGGTCAGCGAGCAGGAGGTCCTGGCACATGAGATGAGTGGTGTTCCAACTCAAGATGCGAGACACTGACCCCGGGGTCTTGGCCGCCTCGTTGATCTTGTCGAGGACGGTCTGGCGTTGACGGGTGACCGAGGAGAGCTTCTCCTGGACCCACAAGAGTTGGTTGGCATTCAGCTTGAGCATTTGTGGATGACCTCGACGGAGTTGGCGTGACGGATGATCTGGTACTTGGCGCGATCGCTGGGCAGCAGGATGAGCTTGGTGCTGTCGCGCTGGACGACGATGACGGTGGGCTGGGCACGCTCGCAGTCGTTGCAGAAGCGCGGTTGAGGTGTGGTGTGGATGAGGCAAGCCATGGTGTTGTCCTAGCCGGGTTCCGGCTCAACCCGAACGATCTCGTACATGCCGGGTTCCAACTTGGCCAGGTACTCGTCCCTGGCCTTGGTGGTCGGGAAGGCCACGTGGCGCGTTCCGTCAGTGGCGCGGAGGACCCGGCCCTCCTTGAGGGCCAGCTGCCACGCCTTCTTGCGCGCGATCGCTTCCTTGCGAGGGGTGAGGCCCATCAGCGCACCTCCACCGTGTACTCGACCGAGGTCGTGATGCCCTTGAACGGGACCGTGTAGGTCCGCGTGTGCATGAAGATCTTGGCCGAGATGCCCATAGCCTTGAGGCTGCGGCGGAACTTGCGAGCTTCGCGGAGGGTCTCGAAGGAGTGGATGCTGTTCGTCATGCCCAACTATACCGACGAACCGGCACGCAGGACGGGTTCTTCCGTGGGAAACTTACTAACCCCCACCCGGGGCCAGGACTTACGACCGCCGAAAAGCGATGAAGGCCCAGGCGCCAGCGCAGACGATGTCCGCCATGGTCGTCCAGAACAGACCCAGGTTCCAGTGCACCATGGCGAACATCCCTACGACAACCGCCGTTGGCAGGCTGGTGGCCCGGGGGACCTTGGCACTTCGGGACCAGGCCGAGGTCAGGGCAGCCGACGTCAGCACAGCGGTGCCCAGGGTCAGCACGGTGTCCTGCCAGTTCATGTCGTGATGCCCTTCTGCTCACAGACCTGACGCACGACGTCCTCGAGCAGCGGCAGGGGCCGCACATCCTTGCGACCAAGGAGTGCTGCCCCCCACTTCGCGAATTGGCACTCGTCCAGGTCCGCCTCCTGCTGGTGTTCCATCACCGTCCCATCCGGAAACCGGATGTGCACCGTCACCAATCCCTTCAGGTTCATCGACGCCTCAGAGCGTAGCTCCTTGGGGTAGGACACGTGACTCTTGACCTTGGGCTCGCTCATGGGTCGGTTGCCTTGATCATCCGGGTGAGGGTGTCGATGTCGATGGGGTAGCCTTCGATCGCCAGCGTCCAGAGCGTGACCATCTCGAACGCCTCGACCACTGCCTCGGGAGTGCCTTCCTTGTACATGACCTCCATGAGGCGAGCCGCTGCTTCGTGCTTGGCGCGCTTGTGACGCTCGATCGCTTCTTCAGGTGTCACGAGAACGCCTCCTGCTCTCCAGGCTCGGGTTCGGCCATCTCTGGAGCCTTGTGGACCGCCTGCCAGTCAGCAGGCTTGCCCATCAACTCCCAGATCTTGCGGCAGTCCTCGATCGGCGGAAGGAAGAACACGTAGGGTCTCAACACCTCAGTCTGATCACCATTCGCTTGGGTGACGAGCAGCGGGGTCTTGAGGTCCAGCTGCGTGCGGATCACCCTTCCGGCTGTGACCAGCTCGAGGTACTTGGTCAGGCGCCGCGCGGTTGCCTTGCCCGTTCGCTGCTGTCTGATGTGCTCCGAGAGATTGTACAAGAGCTCACTGGCGAACACGTACTCCGGCCAGCCGCGACCAGAGAAGACCTCGCGGTCCTGGAGCTTGTCGTACCACCACTCGTCCTCGACCTTGAGGCTCTGTTCCTTCTGGCGCGTCAACTCGCCGGTCTTCGGCATCTTGCGCACGTTGAACTTTGACACGTCACGAGAGAGGAGAAGCGCGAGCAATGCACCGTAGCCTCCATCAATCATCTGCTGCGCGATCGCTGCGAAATAGATAGCGTTCTGGCGCTTGCCGGGTGCGACCTTCAGCGCGAAGAACCGGCGCTCGTGCTCCGCAGCGGTCACCACGTGTTCGTGGTTCGATGCGAGGATCAAGTGGATGTAGTTGGCGGTGGGCTCGGCATCGACTCCCTTCGCCTCCGTCACGATGGTGCTCTCAGTCACGAGCGTCTTGAGCATCGACTCCGCCTGCTTATCATCGCTCGCGAACGCTTCATCGGCGTACATGACCACGCAATTGCGCATGTGAGCGTTGAACGAGCCGACCAGGTGCTTCGAACTCGTGATATGGAGGAAGTGCCCACCCCAGAGCTTGCCGAAGTGCTCAGCGAAGACTCCCTTCCCTACGCCTTGCTCGCCCCGAAGGACTACCGCCACCTGACCCGGTTGGGCGGGGAATTGAACACACCACGCCATCCAGTCAAGAAGGTAGCTGTTCCACTCCTCATTCCCGCTGCAGATGTTGTTGAGCACGTGCTCGAGGTACAACTCGCAGGAGCCCGAGGGATCCGCATCGAAGGCGAACCCCTTCCAGAGGTTGTAATTGCCAGGAGTCTCGATCCCAGGAGCGAACACGACGGTGTCGTAGTAGCGTCCCATGGGATGCTCGAGCCACCAGAGTGCGGCTGGCTTGGAGGCAGGCTTGCCCTCCACCATCCAGTCGATCGTGCGCTTCTTGTAGCGCAGCATGAAGTCACTCTGTGCTTGGTACGACACCCGCTCGCGCTTGAGCACTGGATCGATCTCCTCTGTGAGGATGCGGCACAGACCCTTCGATCCGATCGAGCCGATCAATGCGTGCTTGGAGTTGAACTCGTAGAGCACAGGGTCTATGGCATGCTCGCGCGCCTGTTCGATCTGGCGGACAGCGTAGGCGTGCACGCCAGAGCCTTTGTCGATGACCGAGGCGCTGATGCCGAAGTCCGGATCGGTGATGACGCTGTAGATGACGTCATCAGAGCATCCGCCACGGACCATCTCGCAGCAGGCGAAGAACAACCACTCGGAGCGGGACGAGCCGAACTTGTCGGGGTTGTCGGGGTCGGTGCCCTGGACGATGACGACCTTCGCCTGGGGACTGACCTCCTTGGGCAACTCGTCTACGCTGGAGAGCCGCTTGATGTTACCGCTGATGTTGACCAGCGTGCTGGAGTGAGCAACCGGGGAAGAGCCTTGGACGAGCGGCGCCTTGATGAACTTCGCGAGGTCGTACGACTCCTGGTTGAACTCGATGACCTCAGCGAGCGCCTCGGTCCTGCCGGCCTTGCGCTTGCGCTCGTTGGGCCGGTTGACCGTGCCAGGAAGACGCATGATGCGGTCGATGTTGTGGCAGGCGTCTCCGCCCAACACGAACTCGAGTTGCTGGTTCCAGCGCTTCGCTTCCTCGAAGTCCTCCGGCTTCCCGGAGAGGATGACCGGGTTCGCTAGTCGCCAGAACCCCTGGTAGCCTCCGCCGCTGAAGACGATGACGCTGGGGGTGGGAATGCCCTTTGCAGTAGGATTCTGAAGCAGCTTCAGGATCCTACTGCGCTCCTCGTCGATCGGTTCCCCGCTGCGCGGGTCCAAGTCAACGTGGAGCCACGCCAACGCACCAATATGCTCGCGCATGGGCTTGGTCTGGAGCGGGCGCACGCACGGGTTGACCGTGAAGTAGATGTTGCGCTTGAGCTTGGTGCCCTGCTTCTCCAGCCAGTCCATCATCCGCTTCTCGTCCAGCGGACTGAACGTGTCGGCCTCGATCCCCTTCTTGTCGGGATCGAGCGCAACCAGAACCCACGGACCAGTCTTGGCCCATTGCTTCAGGAAGTCAGCGGAGGCAAGGTAGTTGGGGGAGATCATCGGGGAGCCTTCAGCACTTCGGGGAGGCGAGCAACAAGGTCAGCGAGCGTGTGGAAGTGCGCCTTGGCGTTAGCGACGAGCACCTTGCGTGAGGCATGCCCAAGCAGGTTCGGGGCAGTCCTCCCGGTGAACAAGAGGAACTCAGGACCGACCTGGAGCAGTACATGGATGGCTCCGCCAGCATGCCATCGACGTTCGTGCCAGATGCGCTGCTCCTGCGTGTAGTGCTCGCAGCGGAGCGGAGTCTCGATGCGCTTGGGCCAAGCGTCGATCTGCTTGAGCTCGAGCAGGCCACCGATGTACTCGATGTCCGGGTAGCCGATGTCCACCGCGTTCTCGACGGGACGGGCATCCAGGCCAGCATGGCGCAGCAGCTTGACGACATTGCTGCGCATCGCCTTCTCGGAGCCTCTCACAGGTCGTCGTCCCCCAACGCCGTGTCGCCAACGTCCAGCTTGGCTTCGTCCATCATGTTGTAGGCGACGGTCTGATTCTCGCCCCAACGCACCTTGAGCTCATCGATCGTCTCGCCTTCGCGGTCGGGGAGGACCACGCGCGTGATTCCGCTCTGGATGATCGCCTTGGCGCACTCGGTGCAAGGCTCGAGCGTTGTGTAGAGGGTACAACCTTCCACGCCACCCCGAGAATTGAGGATGGCGTTGAGCTCAGCGTGGACCACGTGCTTGTACTTGACCTCGCGGTCGGAGTAGCGTTCGTCGGAATCCTCGACTCCTCGAGGGAATCCGTTGTAGCCATGCCCGATCACTCGACGCTTCTCATCGACGATCACGGCGCCTACCTTGGTGCTCGGATCCTTGCTCCACATGGCGATGTGGCGAGCGAGCGCCATGAAGCGATTGTCCCACTTGCGAGTCAGCTGGTCATCACTGAGCATTTGGCTTCCTTATCTCGAACACTTGCTCCCATTTGGAGCGCTTGAGTAGCATACCTGAGAATGCCTTGTCCCGCTCGGACTCTGATCGATACGTTCGGAACACTGACCAGTGCTCGTGGGGAGCAGCACATCAGCCCCACCGCTCGAGCTTGATGCCCGGGAGGACACGCCATTCGATCACTGCTCTCATGTCATCGCCTTGATCTCAGACCAATTGGGTCCGACCTCGACGTCGATGCGGTGAGGCACAGAGCAAGGCACGATGGTGCGCATGATCTCAGCGAGTGCCTTGATGTTCTCACGATCGTTGAACGAGCCGTCCAACTCATCGTGGACCTGTAGTGAGACGGAGTCTCGCGACAGGTCTTCCGTCACGAGACCCGCCTCGTCCGCTCCGATCATCGCTGCCTTGACCTGGTCACCACTCGAGCCTTGGATCGCGCGATTGAACGCCTTGTGGCACCAGTCGTAGATGACCTCACGGTTCCGCCAACGACGGGGATCCACCGAGCGCCGGTTGCGCTCGATCACGGGGAAGTGACACTTGCGACCAAGCACGGTCTTCACGTAGCCGCGCTCAGCAGCGACATTCTGAGCGCAGCGCGCGGCGCCGGTCACCCACGGGACCGCGCGGTTGAACTGGTCCAGGATGGCTTGGCCTTCCGGACCCGCGATCGGAATCCGGACCTCGTGGTTGCCATAGGGCAGGTTGGGGTCCTCGATGCCCTCCATCATCTGATCGTAGGTGCGCCCCTCTTGGGCCCACCGGGTCGTCATGATCCACTCGATCGGAAGGCCCAAGTCACGGCACAGCTTCGCTCCGCCCATGCCGTAGCAGAGGCCGAGGAAAATGTTCTTGGCGTGCGAGCGGTGGAGCTTGCGCGTATCCTTGTCCCAGCTGTCCCACGCTGCCTCACCGTGGATCAGCTTGGTCATCATGTCGTGGTTGTCGGTCTTCGGGTCGCTGCGGTACTTGTCGCCGGCGAGTGAGGCTCCTTCGGCGGAGAACGTCCTGCGGCTAGTCACCAGCTTCCAATTGCTCCGCTCGACCATCTCAGCGAAGTGGATGGCCCAGCGCGGTTCCTGCTGGGAGTAGTCGAGGCACGCCCACTCGGCGCCGGGCTCCGGCACGTAGACCTTGCGCCATTCCGGGCCGATCTCCCCGTCGCGCGCGGGTTCCTGCTGGAGGTTGGGCCCAGAGCAGCTGAGGCGACCGTAGCGCGCGCCCCCGTCATCGCCCATCCCGGGCTTCTCTGACCGCAGCTGGTGGAAGCTCGGGTGGACCCGTCCGTTGATGGCATGTTCGCGGCGCCCGTCCACGAAGGTGCTGCGCAGCTTGTTGAACCGGCGCGCGCGGTTGATCAGGCCTCCGACATCGCCTTGTAGCGTGTCGAGGAAGTCCGCCGTCAGCGAGTCGCGCCCGGTCGGAGTCTTTGGGATCTGGATGCCTATCCCGCGCAGAACCGGGACCAGTGCCGAGGTCAACGTGGTTTCGGTCCTCGTTAGCTTCGACCCGGTCAGCCGGTTGATCTCAGAGAGCGCCTTGTCCTCTTCCTGGATCGCCCAGCGCTCAACCCGGTCAAGTTGGTCATGGTCGATGCGGACGCCTCGGCGCTTCATCTTGAGCAGCACGGGCATCAGCTTGCTCTCGAGGTCGTAGATGCCTTGGAGTCCCTCCGCCTCGATCTTCGTCTCCTGGAGCCGGATCAGTCGCAGCGGGAGTCGCACATCCTGCTCTGCGTAGGCTCCGACGAACTTGGCGTGGAGCCGCCACATGTCGCCCTTCGGATCGATCCCGAACGCGCGTGCCGCCTGGATCAGCATCCCCTCGTCCTTGCCGGGGAGTTCCCAACGCTTGGCGATGTTGTCCAGGCTGTAGCTCGGGTAGAGCTCACAGATCAGCGGGTCCGCGATCTGGACGTCGCGGTAGAAGCGAGGCGTGAATCTCACGCCTCTGTGCGCGAGGTAGTCGAGGTCGTACTGACCGTTGGCCGTGACCAGGTCGCCCTTGAAGGCAAGACCCTGGTCACGCAAGTAGGCGAACACGTGCTTGGGGTCCAGGTTGCCTCCTGCCTCGTGCGCCACCGGCAGGTAGAACGCGGGACCGTCCTCGATCGCGAACGAGACCCCGGTGATGTAGCCGTCGCGCCGCACCCCTGGGCCGAGCTTCTTCAGCTGAGGGTCACGGGTCTCGATGTCGATGGCGATGCGCTTCGCCTCTGCCCAGGAGGGCAACGAGGAAACCGCCGGAGCGGTCCACGTTGACTTGGGCGTGAAGAGGGGAAGCTGCATGGCTCAAGAGTTGTTGTGATCGATCGGAGAGAATTCGCTCTTGAAGCTAGAGTCTTCCGACTCTGGCGTTACCCTGCGAACCCAAACCACCTTCTCGGAGTCCAACAGGCTTCGGTGAACGGCCAACGATTTGTTGTCCGAGTAGTACATCCAACCCCGACCAGGATTGATCTCGTAGCAATCCCCGGTGTCCCGTCTTCGAATGTAGACTCTCTTGGGAGCGGACGACAACGAGGTGACGAACAGACTGATGTCGTAGATCTCCGTGGGGCTGGGAACCTTCTTGTACGGTTTCTGTTGGAAGGTAGTCTCAGCTGAGTTCCAGATCTCCACGAAGCTGTTGTACCAGTGGATGACCCTCAGAACTTGATCCTTGGGAAGATCTTTCGGAGCTACTCGGTTTCGGACTCTGACTATCCTTCCAGTGTTCATGATCAGGCTTCCTTCGGCCCGAAGGCCGTGTTGAGCACGAGCCGGAGCAGGTGCCAGACGTTCTTGGAGAGACGGGGGAAGTCCTTGACCTCACCCTTGCGAGCAGTCGCCGACAGCCGTCCCTGCTGGGACAATTGGAATCGGTAGTTGCCCTTGCGAAGCGTACCTGATCCGTCGTTGGCGATCATGCCCTGGCAGAGAACTTTCGCGCGCGACTCGTCGCCGTGTGGGACGAGTTCCACCGTGACCCGGATCACGAGTTGTCCCGGTGCTTGCCGTGGATGGTGCCACGAGCGCGCAACTCCGATTCGACCAACAGGAGATAGCGCCGAAGATCGCGGATGTCGTCGATGAGGCCCTCCGCACGCTTGTCCTGCTCAGCGCGGGAGAAGATGTCGTAGGGACCGGCCAATCCGACCGGGCCGGTCATGGCGACCTCCAGACGATCCCACTTGCGCGCGAGCATCATGAAGGCACCGACGCCTCCGCGACGCTTCCAACTATCGCCGTAGGACTTCTGCGCCTTGAGGAGGCCATCCACATCCTCTCTGGAGATGTCCGACAGGTGGTTGAGGTTGTCGGAGGTAGAGGGGGTCTTGTTGGTGCTGAGGTCGAAGGGGTCGATGTTCATTTTGGGATGATGTCCGCCGTGCGGGTCCACTTGAAGGTCTTGATGAAGTGTACTACCTCCGGCGGCAGTTCCGTCCGCTCGAAGTAGGCGTTGAGGTTGCCGAGCACGGCCACCGCGTTCGTGTTGCCGATCGCGATCTGAGCCCAAGCCCAGAGCCAAAGCTCGAGCGAGTCGACCGCCTTGAGCCAGATCATGTCCGACTCCTTGAGGACGAAGTGGAAGCCCATGCGGTCGAGACAGTGCATCTCGAGGTTATGCATGAGGCGCCCGATCTCCGGCTGTGCCCACTTGGTCGGAGCCGGGAGATCTCCGCACCAGCGCTCACCGTAGTCGTGCACGTGGATCGCCTTGACGACCTCCAGCTGCGGGTCAGGGCAGAGGATGAGGTACAGCGACACGGCATCGTGGCTGTGCTGGCCATTGGTGTAGGACCCGTGGTGGGGCAACGTGTGCGCCCGCTCGACGACCGAGCACTCACGTGCCTGGATCACTCGGAGAATCTGCTTGTCCATCACGAAGCCGCCTTTTCGAGCGCGGCACGTTCTCTCCTGGTGAGCCATTCCAGGCAAGCAGCCTGCCAATCAGGCGCCTTGATGCTCATGGAGAGACTCTTGGCGTTGTTGAACCGCTCGGGATTCTCGCGATCGCTGAACGCCACGTAGGACATGAACATCGGAACCGCCACGTTGGCGAAGAACGGATCCTGGTACGCTCCACGGTGCTGAAGCTCGAGGAACACGTACAACTCGCGGTCCCATTCGGTCGGACGGATGTTGACCATCGGGAACGGTTCCATCAGACCTATGCTGTACAGGTCCTCGCGCCGAGACGGAGGCATCGGTGCCTTGTCCGCGAGCTTGCGCATCAGAGGCCAGTGCGGTTCGTAGATGTGCGTGTTGGAAGACACCTGCGTGTACGTGCCGCTCTCGACTCCGATGTGAGCGGCCATGTACTCCAGCAGCATCGAGAAGTGAACCGCGTTCGCCCCATAGGCTCCCCAGATGAGATCGTTGGAGCGGTTGGTGACGACCATGTTCAACTCGCGCTTCGCTCCGATCTGGAACGTCGCGAGCAGGTTACAGGGAACGTCCTTGGAGGGGTTGCCGAGGTCCTTGTTCCCGTCCCACATCGCCAGCACCTGTCGACGGCAGTCCGGATTCTTCCGGAGCGCTTCGACGATCATGATCAGTTGATCGACGCCGAACTGATTGCGCCAGCGCCAACCGTAGGCTCCGTTGAAGATGACGCCATCGTCGGAGTAGGCGTCGAACTTCGAATTGAACTTCTTCGGCCATGCGACATCGCGGCGCCCGGCGATCATCCAGAGCGCTTCGAAGAAGTGGAAGAAGGGGTTGGCATCACGATCCGGGTCTGCGAGAACCCGTTCCCACGGGCGCTGGTATTCCGTCACAGTGACGCCAGGCATCACCAGCACCTTGCCATTGCGAGACTCACGCTCGACCCCGACTTGGGTCATCTGGTAGCAGCCCTCGACGAGTGCCTGCTGGACGTTCCGAGCTTGGATGATGTTCATTGCTTCTTGAGTGCCTTCTTCCAGGACACGACGACTTCCTGGCGATGGCCGAACTCGCCACCACCCTTGTTCTCCTTCTGGACCAGCTTGACGATACCAGGCCAGAGGTCGGCGAGCTTCTGCGTCTCAGCCTTGTGCGTGTCGTTGGTGCGCTGAGTGGTACATCCGCCTGGCGCCTGAGTCCCCGGATGATTCTGGGCGTACTCCGTCAGCACGCAACTCGGAAGGCCGGCAGCCAGCAGCTGTAGGTTGACATCGAAGTCGCCCAGGCAGTTGATCCGATCGATGTCCAGGCCATCCGGGAGGCGCATGGCGTTGTAGGCGCGCACGCGCATGTAGCGGATGTTGAACTCGTAGGGGAGGTCGAGCCGGTTGTTGCCCTCGCGCGCGCTGACTGCCACGTGCACGTACTCGTCCAGTTGAGTCTCGACCTCGTTCCAGAGGATGTCCATGTCGTGCGCGTTGCACAGACGCAGCTTGGTGCTGTCCGGGATCCTTCTGTAGAACGTCAGATCGTCGTCGAGCAGAACGACCTTCATATCGGGCTCGCGCCGCGCTGCAACCTCGAGCAGGTAGCGATCGGTGGCACCGATCGTCTTGACCGACTCCGGCAATACGAGGACGTCCTTGGTCGGCCACGCTGCCTTGTAGGCGTCGGCCTCGTGCGCCTGGACGACCAGCGTCGCATCGGGAACGAAACGAAGGGTGTGTTGCTTGTGAACTCGTCCGAGCGTCTTGATGTACAGCTTCATCTGAATCTCCGTTTGAGCCTACTACCAGCGTGACCCTGGCGCCACTTCGAATACTCGCAGAATCCGTTCTCGATGTCCGACAGCACAAAGGGAGGCCAGTCCTTCGGCCAGTTGCGTTCGGAGCGCGAGCACGTGAGGGCATGCTGCATGATCCACAGCATGTCGTCCTGATCCTTCTTGCTTGTGAACGAGAACCGCTTCTCGTCGTCCTCCCACATGAGGCCGATCCCGCGCGCGCACCCTGGGCCAGCCACCGTGAAGGTGTTGAGGTCCGTCGCATCGCGGAGGAGATAGGTGTACTGAAGATCGACGACGATCTGGTAGGCTGCGAAGTTGCCCAGGCGAGGGACTTGGAGGAGGTATCGGAATACAGACTCCTTCGTCCTGGGAAACGAGTCGTGGAACGGTATCAGATGCTTGCGCACCCAATCCAGGTTGTCGAGGACGTCGATGTGCTTGCGCTTGCCACCCTTCGAGTTCACGACGAAGGCGCCGGTGAAGAGCTTCTTCCCTGCCTTCAGCTGCTTGCGTAGGACAGCGAGCACTTCCTTGCGGTCCCACGGGCCGAGCAGCCACGGCCGAATCGCCTCGCCCGTCTCGATGGTGTTGAACCAACGGAAGGCGACCGTTGCAAAGAAGACCGAGGGGTCTTCTTGCAGCGGTCCCCGGATGTTCTCGCGGAACCAGATGGTGACCTTGTCGTCCTCCCGGCGCACGTTGCAGAAGCGCCACTCCTGGAGGACGGGATCCGCTGTCCAAGGTTGGGACAGGCCGCGCTTCCGGTTCAACAGAATCTCGTAGCGCTCTCTGAGGAAAGCGAAGTAGCCTGGCATGCCCAGGCCGCGATTCGGATAGTCGGCCAGTTCCTTCACTTGCGCTTCTTCTTGCCGAGGATGCGACCGCGCGCTTCGAACTCGCGCCGCACTTCCTCCGCCGACGCCTCGTTGTTCGAGAAGACGACGAAGCAGAGGCACAGGACGAGAAGATGGAGGGTCACCATGCGCATCTTCACCTCACGACTGAAGGGAGCCTCGGTGTACGCACCACCGAGCAGGAGGCGCGTGAGCTTGACCTCGAAGCTGATGTTGAAGGCGTGGTCCTTGGTCTCGAACAGCTTGATGGCGGTCATAGGTCGAAGGTCTCCTTGATGAGGTTGACCGCTTCCTCGCGGTCGCAGTCGAACACTGAAGCACCTGCTGCCTTGAGTTGACGGGCAGTCTTGTAGGCACTCTTCAGCTTGCCGATGTTGTTCTTGATCGTGGACTCGCCGAGGGATGCCTTCATCGCGGCAGTCTGTTCGTCGGTCGGGTTGGTGATGCCTTGCTTCGCGAGGCGCCGCGCGGTAATGCCGCGCAAGCAAGTCTCGAGGTCCGAGGTCAGATTGACAACCACGATGGGGAGCTTCTCCTGAACCATCTGGATCAGATCACCGGCGAGAGTCGTCAGGATGACGCCTTCGTACAACACATGGAGGTTGGCGTTGTTCGCCTCGCGAACGAGTCGGTGTATGACCTTCATCGCAGGCTCCTCACCGATCGCGCCGATCGTGTCGCACCCGCCACAAGGGATTTCGTAATGACCGAGGACTCTCAGAACCCGGCCTTCCGGGTTCTGAGAGTCGCTGAGATCGTACCACAGCGGTTGCTTGCGCCCCTCGATGAAGAACGGGATGCGCGTGTCGTAGCACTTCATGATCTCCTTGACCACGGTGCTCTTGCCACTTCCACTGCCGCCTCTCAGGTTGACGATCATGATGGTGCCCACTCGAAGGTTTCACGGATCTCGAGGTTCGGTTCGAAGCCGAACTCGACCTCGACCGGGTTGACGCGGAAGAGTCCGCCACCCGTGTAGTTGCAACCAAATCCCTTGTTCATGTCGCCGAACTCTACCACGTCAGCGGTGGGGCAGACGCTCTTGATCCGCCTTCCCAGGCAGTTGAACGCCACCTGGCGGTCCACGTCACGGAAGGGGATGCCATAAGCCTTCCAGTCCTCCGCCGACTGAACCATGCCGCAGCTGGGACAGACGAACTTCCACTTGAGCGGGTTCTCGCCGAAACGAGCGATCCCCTCGGCGTGCCAGTCGGCGAGCTTGATTCGCCGGTTCACCGTGAACGGGTTCGGGTCACTCACTGGCAGCGTCCTCCCGGATGCTGACCTTGAAGTCAGCGTAGTCGAGTGCCTTGGCGAGACCGAAGAGCTTGGATCCGCAGGGACTTGCCTTGGGAGTCCCCGACGCGCACGTGAGGCATCCTGATGGGGGGCATGCAACGAACTCCTTGAAGGGTTCGTTGAGTGCCTCGCGAGTGAACATCGGTACGCGGTGTCCGTGGCACTGATCCGCCGTGAGGAAGTCTCCGCCCACGGAGATCCCGATCTTGTTCACCGGCTCCCCTTGGGCATCACGTTCCCACTTGTACTCGTAGCACGTGGCGTAGGTCATGCCCAAGCGAGTCGCGGCAGCACGGTACAGATGGTGACCCTGCATGCGGTACTCTTCAGCGATCGTCCGCTGGCCGCCGATGTTCTGCGTGAACAGCGCCGCGAAGTCCTCGCCAGGCTTGCCTGGGAAGCGCTTCTGGATGCGCTCGATCATCGTCGGCGCCCAATTGAACCCCGCCTCGACGAACTTGATGATGACGTGGTTGGCGCCAGCCTTGGCGAGCATCTCGAACGTCGCCACGACGTCGTCGTGGGTGATGACCCCAGCGATGATCGGGTTGACCTGGATGGAGACGTAGATGCCGCGCTTGCGTGCCTCTGCGATCTCGGCGCAGTGGTCCGCAAGCGAGATCGCCCCGGGACTCAGCGCCTTCCAACGCTCCTGGTCGGGAGCGTTGATCGACTTCTGCATGTAGCTGTACTTGTTCTTCGCGAGCAGGTCGAAGGCCCAACCAGGGTAGTGGAGCCTGGACAAGAAGAAGACCGGCAGCCCAGCGCGATCGAACGCCATCGCGCCGGACTGCGTGTTGTGGTACAAGTCCTCGAGCGGGAGGAACGGATCCGTGAAGGACGAGAAGTAGCCTGCCGTGGCCGTCTTGAACTTCGCCAGCTGCCGCTCGATCTGCGCGCCGTAGTTGACGGGCACCGAGATCAGACCGGAGCCTCGGTAACCCTTGAACCCGGAGTTGATGTAGCAGAAGGCGCAGCCCACGGTGCAGTAGCCGCCGTAGGGTTCGGTCAGCATGGCGTCGGTGTAGCACGGGCGCGGACGCTTGCGGAGGTTCGATCCGGTCTCGTCCTTCCAGTGACGTGCCTGGTACCAGCCTTGGAGCTTCTTCGCATCGGGGATGCGGATGTGCGGCAACGGATCGAGGTACACCTTGAGCGGCTTGCGGTCACCGCCACGCATCATCGGCACGCCGACGAGGCGAGAGCGCAGCACCTTGCCGGTGAGCTCATCCATCTCCTCGACGATCTCACCGAGGTTCTCGCGCGGCTCGGGGCGCATGTAGTACTGGTAGCGCTCGCGCGTGTCTTCACCGTCCACGGGCGCCTTGAGCCATGCGGCGTGTTCTGCGCCGCCGTCTTCCACTGCGTCTTGTTCCATCAGCCGATGTTCCAGAAGAGAGGGTATGTGCCGGTGATCCCGAGGGCGCCGCCTCGCATCCACCAGCGGAACGCCTTGAGATCGTAGTACGGGGAGCACGGCCACGGAGGAGTCGGACCGTTCGTTGCCTTGTCCTTGTAGCCGTAGTGTTCGTTGACGAGAGTGATCTTGGCGTCCTGGAAGCCGCAGCCGACCATCTCAGAGAGGTAGGTCATGATCTGTGACTCTGATCGATCGTACCCCATGTGGAGGATGAAGCGCGGGAGGAACTCCGGATCGTAGTCGAGGAATCCCCTGATGACTCCGGCTGCGATCGTCCCCGAAGAGATCGGAATGATCACGGTCTTGAAGTGACCCTCGTCTACCAGACAGCCGACCTCGCGCGCGGTCTCGCTCACCATCTCCCGGAGCTTCAGCGCATTGGGCATCATGTAGCTATCCTGGTAGGTCTCACGGAGTTGCTTCTTGGCCTGGTGGAACAGAACCGAGGAGCGACCAGCGGGCAGCCCAACCAGCTTCGCGCCGAGCGTGAGAGCGCGCAGTTGCGGCTCGCGAGGTCCCGGTTCCTTCTTGAACTCCGGGTAGTAGTTGATGACGTGCTTCCCGAGCCGTTGGGCAGCATGGGCGACCGCGTGTCCCGCCTGGGAGTGGTAGGTGTCGAGCACCCCGATGATCGTCTCAGGTCGCGCCGCCAAGTGCGCGTACACCCCTCGAGTCTTGGAGAAGCACGGACCCGGCGCGCGTGCGCTCAGGTCCTCGCGCTTGACCCAGAGGCCGAACTCCTTCGTGTAGTCCTCGACCGGAGTGCGGTCCATCAGCAGGAGTTCGCGGTTGCTGATCACACTTCCTCCGTGACTTCGGGGACCCCGAGGTAGGTGCGCCATGGAACGAACTTGAAGGACATTCCGTGCTCACGGCTCCAGAACCCCCAGACCCGTGTGACGGGTCCGTTGACGATCAGCGTCATGGTTCCGTACTGGATGTGCTCGATGCGATGCACCGCATTCGCGCGACGGAAGGCAAGCGTGCCGCGCCCTCGAGTCTTGACGGTCTGTCTCATGAGGACACCGCGCAAGAACCACTCGCGACGCTCGGTGTAGCCTCCCTTGAGGATGAGGCTGAGGAAGGCCCACGGGTGGTCGTGGCAGTGCTCGTCGGGATCCGGAGCGTGGAACCAGTGGAGCTTGATCCCGAAGAGCGGAGTGTTGAGCACGTACAGCCGCGTGAGGTACTTGACCCCCGGCTTTCGCCCGTCGATCTCCATCCACCACCAGAACATCCAGGTGCGGACCTTGGTCGTGACCCGATTCTTGAGGATGCGCCTCATGCCGGCAGAGCGCTCCCGAACGCGCGCGCCAACAACGAGAAGCGCTTCCAGGGTTCCAGATGGTGGCGGATCTCGATGAGGTCCTTGTTGAGAGGGTAGTGGCCGTTGACGTGCGACTTCCACTTGCACAGGATGGTCTCGATCTCCTGCAGCCCGACCGGGCGGTCCCAACCAGGGGGCGCCGGCATGTCCTTGAACTCGTTGGCCAGGTGCTGGATGGCCCAGGCGACCGCCTTCTCGGTCGTCTCGGCATGAGTGTTGTTGTGGTCTGCGAACGCCATGCGAGCCGCGAGCATCGGATCCTTGAACATGAAGACCTCGGCCTTGTCGAACGAGGTGGGGTACTTGAGCACCCGCTCGCTCATGTCGGCGATCTTGAAGGCGATCCAGGGGCCGAACCCGATGTGCTCCTGCGCGCGCTTCATGATGTCGGCGCAGGGCACCCGGAAGGATGCTGAGGTGAGATCCGCGCCGCGCGCGCAGTAGTCCGCCATGGCCTCGGGGTCGTTGGCGTAGCGTGTCTCTAGGTCGGCTAGGGACCTTGCCGCGTTCGCCCCGCGCCAATGTCGGCGCTCCGCCGCGCGGCGCCAGCGCCCACCGAGGGGAGAGGGTAGGCCATTGGCCGCCATGGTCAGCATCCGGCGCCAGAACTCCTCGTTGGAGGACGCCTCTGCAATGTAGCAGCTGACCCCGGCGTCGTAGCAGCACCAGTAGACCATCAGCCACCGGCGGAGCACCCTGGGCTCGAACTTGGCCCCCACCAAGGCCACGTAGATGGGATCCAGGTCCTGCGAGGTCAGCAGATGCCGACCGAAGTCCTCGATGCTGAGCGGAGTGTAGGCGAGTCTCATGGCTTCCTTCAGGGCACAGCGAGCGCCCGCGATCAATCCTACCCTCCTAGCGGAGGGAAGGGTTGATCATTCGCAATTCATCCTTCCGGTCACCGGGTCGATCTCGCAGGACTTGCCAGCGACCTCGCGCTTGACGAGGTCGTCGTCGGCCGAGGTCAGGACGGCGCCGCGCTTGCCAGGCCGGTAGGTGGTGCACCCCTTGCAACTCATGTCCCACGCCGACATATAGACGTCCTTGAACGCCTCCCACTCGATGTCCTTCGGGAGGTTGATGGTCTTGGAGACCGAACTGTCGACGTACTGCTGAGCCACCGCGAGCACGTTGGTGTGCTCCGCCGGGCTGACCTCCTCCGCGCGCTTGCCGTGGACGCCGAACACGCGCACACCGTAGTCCTCCAACTCGTGGGTCTCTTCGCCCTCGGTGGTCTTGACGATGCGGTTGGTCTTGTAGCTGAAGACCGGCTCGATTCCGGACGACACGTTGTCCGCGCAGAGACTGATAGTGCCGGTCGGAGCGATCGAGAGCAGGTGCGAGTTCCGGATGCCATGCTGAGCGATGAGGTCACGGACGTCGGGGCTGAGCGTGCCCGCGAACTTCCCGTCGAGGAACTCATCGCGCTTGAACAAGGGGAACGGACCGAGGTCCTGGGCCAGCAGTGCGGAAGCACGGTACGCTTCGTCGCGCAGAACACCGAGCACGAGCGCCTCGAACTCGAGGAACTCCGGACTGCCGTAGGGTAGGCCCATGGCCTCGCCCGCGTTGGCGAGGCCCGTGATGCCCAACCCCATGCGCCGCTTCGACAGCGCCTCCTCCTTCTGCTCCATCAGTGGGAAGTGCGCGATGTCCACGACTCGGTCCATCGCTCGCACGATCAGCGGGATGTCCTGTCCGAACTTCAGCATGTCGAAGTCCCGCGTCCACTGGCCGGATCCCATTGGGCCACAACCAAGCTCCATGTACTTGGTCAGGTTGAAGCTGCCCAGCAGGCAGGCGCCGAACGGAGGCAAAGGTTGCTCGCCGCACGGGTTGGTTGCGCTGATCGTCTCGCAGTAGTGGAGGTTGTTCATCTCGTTGATGCGGTCGATGAACAGCACCCCCGGCTCAGCCCAATGGTAGGTCGAGCGCATGATCATCTCCCAGAGCGGTCGCGCTTCGATCTCCTCCCAGACCTCACCGCCGAACCGGAGCGCGAAGGTGGCGCCGTTCCTCACTGCCTTCATGAACTCGTCTGTGACCGCGACCGAGACGTTGAAGCCGGTCAGGCGGTCGGGGTTCTGCTTGGCCTGGATGAACTCCACGATGTCGGGGTGGTCCACTCTCAGCACGCCCATCTGCGCGCCGCGCCGGTTCCCCGACGATGCTGTGCAGTGGCAGACAGCGTTGAAGATGTCCATGAAGGCGACCGGACCAGATGACGTGCTTCCGAGCTTCTTGATGGTGGCGCCGCGCGGACGGAGCGTGCTGAAGTCGTAGCCGATCCCTCCTCCCATCCGCATCGTGGCCGCTGCCTCGGTGGCTCGCGCCATGATGGAACCCTCACCATGGACGAACGAGTCTGCGATCGTCCCGGAGACGAAGCAGTTGTAGGGGGTCACGAGCTTCGGAGCACCAGCAGCGCTCTGGACCCGCCCGCCAGCCATGAAGCGCATCGCGCGCATGATCTCGCGAGTGGCCTGGTACTGCGGAGAGTTCGTGGTGAGGGCCGAAGCCACTCTGTCCTGAGACTCCCCGAAGGACTCCCCCGGGCTGCGGTACTTGGAGGCGTGGAGACGGTCCGAGAACGGGAGTTGGGGTCCGATCATTGTTGCACTACGGTAACGGAGTCGGAGGCGCGCGTCAAGGCTGTGTACAGCCATTTGCTCCGGTCGGCACGCGCGATCGCCGACTCATCGTACACCAGGACCCTTGGCCACTGTGATCCCTGCGCCTTGTGGCAGGTGATTGCGTAGCCGAAGTCGAACTCCATGTGGTCGCGAATGCGCCACGGTGACAACTGATCTGTGCGCCCTTCGAAGTGGTGGCGCCAGGCGGTCACGAACCGATTGCCGGCGCCGCCCTCGTCCAGGGAGTTGATGACCAAGCGCAGCGTGTCGCCATCGTCCTCCTCGAGCACGCTCAACACTTCCCAGAACGATCCGTTGAGCAACTCGGAGTCCCTATCGTTGCGCAAGCAGATCAGCTTCTCTCCGACCATCGGGAGCTTCCCCTGCTGACCGCAGAACTCCCTCACCGCCTTGTTGATGGCGTGCCGGGTTGCGTTGCGACCGCAGATGATCTGGTCGAAGTTCTCAATCGCCTCGCCGACCTTGATCGTCTTGCGCTCGACAACCGCCGACGAACCGTAGGTGCCCAGGTCGAGCGTGCCGCCCTTCCGAATGATCGTTGCCAGCTTGAGGACCGGCGACCCTTGGGCCTGCCGGTGAACCTCGGTCAGCATGAAGTCCGGCTCGTTGCGGGTGAAGTACCCTTGGCTGGCCGCGACCGGAGGCAGCTGGGCAGGGTCGCCCAACACGAGGATCGGGATCCCGAAGGAGCAGAGGTCTTCCCCCATGCGCTCGTCGACCATAGACACCTCATCGACGATGAGGAGGTCGGCCGCATTCAGGTCGCTGTCCGGGTTGACGCACCAGGACGGGCGCCGCAGCTGCTCCATCGCCTCGGCGAGATCGACCTCGAGCCTATCGACTGCAGCGCGATTGCCTTCGGCTCTCGCCTCCTCGATCAGGTTGCGAAGCTCCTCCGCGTGCGCGCGAGACTTGCTGACCGGGATGTAGATCAGGGAGTGGATGGTGCGCGCCCGGTCGCAACCCTTCGTCCGGAGGACGTTGGCTGCCTTGCCAGTGAAGGCCGCGAATTCGACCTGCCCAGGGAGCGCCTTCGCGAACTCGCGCGCGAGGGTCGTCTTGCCGGAGCCAGCGTACCCTGCGAGGTAGAAGCACTGGCGCTTGTCCCTGCCGCACGCGCGGTTCTCCAGCCAGACGCGCACCGCATCAAGCGCTGCGGTCTGCTGCGGCGACCAGGAGAGTGTAGTTGCTTCCATGTTGATTGAAGAGGAACCCGAGGCACGGGTCAAGGTCAGGCCTCGGGTTCCAGGTATCGCCCTCTTGGAGAGTACAGCTATCGTCCCCTTGACCGTGGCAGCTGCACTGCGTTCAGATCAGTCGGCGAAGACGCCGTCTCCGCCTTCTTCGGAAGTGCCTGCGGCAGCCGGAGCCGCCGTCTCGAAGTTCGCCCTGGCCGCGCCGCCGATGATCGCTTCACGGAGACCGTTGGCGACCTCCAGGAGAGGCGAGTCGGCCGGGAGCAGGCTCTGCGCGACGTCGTTGTTGATCGCCGGGATCAGCGAGACGTTCTTGTAGGGCTTGCCTTCCGGGTTCTTCTCGGAGGTCGAGACCATCTTGATGCGGTGCGCGAACGTCGGGATCTTGTCGCTCCCCTTGAACGTGCGCAGACGCGTCATGATCTGCTTGTAGCGCTTGATCTTGGTGCGCGAGAAGCTGAACACGACCTGACCTTCGACCTCGGTGAAGTCCTCGTTGCAGAGGATGGCGAACACCTGGTAGGTCTCCTGGAGTTCGTTTCCGGCTTCCGACTTGAGCTCCAGTTGGTTCTCGGTCTTCTCCTTCGCCTTGGTCACGACGTCCGACAGGACCTCGTGCTCTGCGACGAAGCTGCCGCCACCCGGACGCCACTCGACGTACGAGTGCTTGGTGAGCCCGATGAGCAGGTACACCGCATCCGGGTACAAGTCCAGCGTGCTCGAGTTCAGGAACATGCCGGGGTCGTACTTGGCATCGTACTGCGGCTCTCCCTTGGTGCACTGCGGACTGTTCGACTGCAGTTGGTTCAGGAACGGGATCTGGAAGTCCGACTTGTCGGTGTTCTCCCAGCCGAGTCCGGCTTTCGCGCCGTAGTCGGGGATCGCGATCGCCGTGCTCTTCGTGGGCACGGCCACTTCCGTGGTTGTCTTCCTCTGCGTTGCCATGTGAGTTTCCTTGTGACGTTGATTGGTGCCGGACACTTTGACGCCCTCCAGCCCAAGGGGCGCGGGGATCACTCCCCGAACGCCGAGGAGCCGTCCTTGGGCTTCCCGGTGATTTCTGCTTTCTTGAACTGACGGACGCCGAGCATGTTCATGTCGACTTCGGCGCCAGCCTCCAAGAGCTTCTTGACGTGTGCCTTGAGCGTCTGAGACTCGACCCAGCGCAAGCTCGAGACGTCCTTGAACCCTTCCGACTCCAACTCGGCGAGCAGCGCCTTCTCGCGCTCCGGATCCTTGCCCAGGATCACGGTCACGTTGCGCTTGATCAAGCCGCCGTTGTTCGTCTTCTCGAGCCACGCCAGGACCTCGGGGCTCTTGGTCACGCTGCCGATGGTCAGCATGTCCGTGACCTTCAGCTTGGTGCCGTTGGCGAGCTTGATCTCCCTCAGACCCGCCTCGGTCATGAGACTCGGGATGATGTGCTCCGAAAGATCATCCACGCGCTTCTGCGCTGTCTTGAGTTCGGCCTCGCAGCGAAGAACTTCGGTCTCCGCGTCGAACAGTTGCTTCGCTGCCTTGCCGAGGTTGGTGAGCGCTTCCGAGGTCGGCGCGGCTCCTGCGAACGCTGCGTAGTCTGATGCGTCTGTCATTGGCTTCCTGGGTGGTGGAAGACGGCGACCAGGCCTGCCGTCCCATTTATGCTACTCCGGGCTGTTGATCCTGGGGAGCGCCTCTATCGTACCTTGTCTACAACCAAGAGGCCAATTGATCTCCGGTTACTTTCGCTGCGATCTCACGCTTCTCGCGGAGTGTGGCGACTATGTGAGTGTCGATGGTCCCCTTGCCGATCAGGTCGATGTACTTGACCGGGTGATGGATGCCAGGACGATGGGCTCTGTCCTCGGACTGAAGCCTATCGTCCAGCACGAAGGAGTTGTTGTAGTAGACGACCGTGTTGGCCACCTGGAGGTTGAGTCCGCGCGCGGCCGACGAGGACGCCTTGCTGATGAAGGCGCGCGGTCCCTTGGGATCAAGGAAGCGCGACTTGGCCGTCCGCTTGTCCTCCTGCGAGGTGCGACCATCCCAGGTCACAACATCCCACTTGAGCTTCTCGCGGCAGACGCGCGCGATGAGGTCGACGTCGATGTCGTACTTCCCCCAGATGATGACCTTGCCAGGCACCTCCTCGAGGACTTCTTGGAGCAGGTGCAGGCGCGGGTTGTCCTCCGGCTCGACCAAGCACGTGGGCTCTTCCTCGTTGTCCGCCGGCAGGTAGCCGGAAGTGATCTGCTGCAGCCGGGTCATGCGCACGATGGCCAACTCGGCAGTGACCAGTTCGCCTGAGGAGAGCCAGTGTCTGAACTCCTCCTTGAGGTCGTTGTACGCTGCGCGCTGCTTGGGCGTCAACTCGAAGTAGTGCTTACTGTAGAGCTTCGGAGGGAGGTCGGGGAAGACGTCCGCCTTGAGCAGTCTGGACCCGTGGGCAGCGACCACCTTGGCCATCTCATCGAGGTTCTTGTACGCCACCAGCTGGTCGAAGTGCCCGCGTCCCTCGTCGAGGTTCACTCGCTTGAACACTCCGAAGTAGGTGCGGAACCCGGCGGAGTCGGTGATGCCCAGGTGAGCCCAAGCAGACTCGTTCAGCGCGCGGATCTGCGAGTAGGCGTTGAAGGGAGAGTCGGAGATCGGCGTGCCGTTCGCGAGGCGCCGGAAGGGCGCGAGCTTCGCCATGGCGCGAACTCGCTTGGTCGTCTTGGTGCCGGGGGTCTTGATGGCGGTCGACTCGTCGAGCACGAGCATGCATCGGCGACCCTTGATGAACTTCTTGAGGCACTGCGCGCCCTTCTCGGTCATCAACGAGTGGTAGGTCATGGCGATGACGCTGAGACCTCGCGAGCGCTCGCGCGCGAGGAACTCGTCCCAGCGCTTCTCGAAGCTCTTGTTGCCAGACTTCGATGTGTGCCAGATGAAGGTGTCGAGGCTGTCCTGGACGAGCAGCGGCATGTGCAACGGGATCTCGTCGTCGATCCACTGCGTGTGGACGCCTTCCGGACCCATGATGATCAGTCCGTCGATCTTGCCGTGGAGCCACAGGTGCGCTGCCGTGTCGATGAGCACCTTGGTCTTGGCGACCCCCATCTCCCACCACAGACCCCAGAAGGGTCGATCCTTGGTCGCATCGAACTCGGACCGCTGGTGACGGAACGGTTCGGTCTTGTAGGGATGGGTCATGGCTTCCAACAGCTTCCTTCGAGGAAAGTGGGGAGCCTGACCGCTCGCAGATCAGGCTCCCCTGGGTGATCGTGAGGGAAGCCATTCCCGCGATCCCCGCCAGAGAACGAAGCGTACCCTGAACCACTCCCCTCGCGCTAGGCTGCCGGAGAGAAAAGCAGCCCCGATCATTGCTGACCGGGGCTGCCCCCACCTCACACAGGATCCCGCTGGCCATTGCTGATCAGCGGATGCTTTTCACTTGCCCTCCAAAGGGCATCGAGTGACCCTCACGAAATGGAGGGCACGGAATGTTCGTTGGCCCAACAGGTTACGGGCGCACCCTCCATACCCTCCATTCGCTCCATTCGATTTCAGTTGCGGGTGCCGGGACGGAAACCCCCTCCAGAGTCTTCTCTCCTACTACCCCCTCTCCTAATAGAGAGGGTATGGAGGGAGTGGAGTGCAACCCACACTTGGGTTGGTCCTTGGGCTCCCTCGCGATCTGGAGGGCGCACCCTCGAACTGGAGGGTGATGGCGATCCAGAGAGTAACGGTTCCGTAACATTCGGGTCACTTCCCGAGTCGTTCCACCAGTTGGTTCACCCGCTCGATCAGCACCCGCTGCTCCACGACGAGCGCCTGCTGAGCCTTGACCAGGTCACTGAGGTTGCTCTTCAACTCGGCGCCAAGGGACTCGTTGGTCTTGATCCTCAGGTCGAGCGCACTCGTGTTGCTGAGGATCGACGAGGCAACCATGGCGCTGGCTTCGTCCCGGCTGATCTTGTCCTGACCAAACACCATCCACGCTGTGGCGCCGGTGAAGATGACGGACAAGCACGCGGTGAGAGCCATCTTGGAAAGTTCATCGGCCTTGATCATGTGTAGAGAATCGCGAAGCCGTCTTGGCCCGCCCCAGGTGCGTTCATGTCAAGCTGCTTTGTCACCGTGGTGTCGGTGGAATTGTGCCTGACCCGGATGGTGTCGGTGGCGACCACCCCGGCGATGTTGCCAGTGGTGTTCCCCGCCGTAATGAGATCAACGTAGGCTGCAGCGTTCAGGCTGTACTGGACAGCACCTACCGTGAACGCCGAGGACAAGGTGAAAGCGTAGGTGCCATTGACCGTCGCCGTGTAGAGGTTCGATGCTACGCTGGCTGCGGTAGCACCGAAGGCGAACTGCCCAGTGAGGGCGGAGGTCACCGCGAAGATGTGCCGGAGGATGTGCCGCGCCGCCAGGACATCACCGTCGTCGGTGTGAGAGGCCTCGATCTCGATCGCCAACGTCGTGGGCAGCACCCCGCTGTTGGCCTTGAGAATCGCGATGCGCAGCTGGTTCTGAGACACCGCGCTGAGACTCGAGTAGGTGAGTAGCAGGGTGTTGGCTCCCGCCGGGTCGTTGTACAGGCGCACCGTGTAGGTGGTCGTGTTGGCAGCAGGGAAATCGGCGTAGGTCGTGCCGGCATCGGTGCTCAGCGCATCGATCTCGTTGGCGATGAGGTCGGCAATCCGGTAGTCGCGCCGGATCCAAGTGGAGGCGAAGCCGGTGGCCTCGGCGCCGCCACCCAGCTGCTCGAGTGCGACCGTGCTGCTCCAGACCGTTCCACCAATGGAGACCCGACCAGGAGGGTAGGGGCGCCGCGATCTCCGGTTGAGTGTCAGGCTCTCTTCGTTGGCGTCCGCCGTCGCCACAGTGTCCGTGCCCGAGCGCGGACGCAGCTTGACATCCATCTGATCGGTCTGTCCGTAGGGGCCGAAAGAGACGCCACCCGCGAGACCGCCTCCGGAGATGATGAACACCGGAGTTCCCGCTGCGTGGGCCTCACGGGTCGAGTCCAGGACACCCCGGTATACCGTGCTGAGGTTCACGGTGGCGCCGCTGTCAGCCGCCCCGGTGACCAGGAGGAACTCGTTGCCGATCATGATCAGCTGGCTGAGGTCCGTGCCCAGAGTCGCGACCGCCGGGAAGTCCTCGAAGACCTCACGGATGCTGGTCTGGGAGTCCGGGGTGCACGTGATGTTGATGGTGATCGGGTCGGTCCCCGAAGTGGTCAGAGCGCTCGTGAGCTCGCCGAGCCGCAGGAACTGCACCCCCTCGGCCACCTCGGCGTAGGCGCTGTCAGCCGCAGCATTGAGCTTGGTCATCGCCTTGAACGTGATCTCCACCCCCTGCTTGCGGCCCGAGGCCCAGATGCGATGATCGAGCGGTCCGTCAGACTGTGCGTCCCTCGCATTGAAGGCGCGCGGCGCCTCGAAGACCAAGGTCTCCGCAGGGTCGAAGGGGTCGAGAGTGTCGGTCGGTGGCTCCCAGCTGGAGACGTCCGGCGGACCGAACGAGGGGGCCAGGTAGTAGAAGATGTCCTCGACGAGGTCTAGCGAGATGGTGTTGTCCGTCATCTCGCCGTAGTCGATGCGGATGATCCGCATCGGGGTCTCGTCCAGTCCGAGATCGGCGTTGGTCACCTTGACCGGCTGACCGGGTTGCAGATCGTACAGAGTGGCGTTGACCTTCAGGTTGGCCTTGGCCATCGGCACCGCGAGCGAGCGCAGATCACGCCAGGCAAGTTGGTTGGCTAGATTCTTGTCCTTGACTCCTGGGTAGGTGCGCGTGCCGACGATGATCGCGCCATCCTGCGTGCGGATGTTCGCCGAGTCGATCGCGAGACCGTAGGTGCCCTTGTAGTTGTCCGCGCGATCGTTGAACTCCGACCGCATGAAGTTCGTCGTGTCCTCCCAAGAGCCGCGCGAGAAGGAATTGAACGAGATGATGTTGCTATCATCGAGACTCGGAATCGATCCGATGGTGTAGTCCGCGCGCGCGAGACGGATCTGGAACTGAGCGGTGAGGTTGTTGAAGAACATCACCCCATCGATCTGCTCTTCAATCAAGCTGATCAACTCGCTCGCCTCGCGCGGAGAGTCCGCGATGTAACTGAATCCGTTGCCCTCGGTGACGAGCGTTGCGGCAGCCGTCGTGAATGAGGCCGTATCGATCATCGCCGGATCGACCGCCAGGCCCCAGTCCGTGTCCGTGAGGATCTCATAGAGCACGTTCATCGGGTTGGCGTCGTAGGTGTTGACCTTGCCGCTGCCCGAGAGCGCGAGACCGTTAGGGATGCGCTGGACCTCGTACTTCCAAGGCTTGATCGAAGTTGAGGTGCCCACGTACATCGCTTCCGACTCGGGGCACACGTAGCACGTACCACGATAGGCCGGAGTGCGATCATTCGCACCGATGATCTGGTGCAGAGCGAGGTAGTCGCTGACAGCCTGCGTTGGGCTGCCCGCGAAGAACTGCAGGCGACCCGTCACTCCACCGCTACCCAGGTCCTCGCCTCCGAACAGGTTGGGCTCGTAGATCCCGAAGGCTTCGCCATCGGTGATCGGACCCTTCTCGAAAGAGATGGTGCAACCGCTTCCACCACCGCCGGTTGTAGCCGAGGGACTCGTGGGGAGCACGGTGTAGTCACCCCGAGTAGAGCGAGTGACTGAGACGACCGCGCCCGTACTCTGGGCGACCTTCGTCACCTGGACGACTGCCTTCGTTCCGGTGCCGCTGGTCAAGGTGAGCTTGTCGCCCCTCGAGTAGCCGGTGCCGGGATTGCTCACACCGTAACTCCGGATGTCCGTCTGACTGATGACCTCGTCATCGCCGATCCAGACAGTCAGCAGCTGATCAACCGTGCCGCGACAGAGTGCAGACTGGATGCCGACGAAGTAGCGATAGCCTTTGGTGATCGTGGATGAACTGAAGAGGCCGGTCTTGACTTTCTCGGTGATGGCTTGTTGGATCAGGTCGCCCCACCAGACTACGTTCGGACCCGTGATCTGAACGGTTCCCCACAGCAGCGGAACGAAGCGTTCCTCCGTTGCTGTGGGGAATTGGAAGTCCCCGAGGCCGGCAGGCTTGGCGTTCTCCAGCTTGGGCTTCGGACGAAGAAGTTCCGAGGCAACGAAGATGACAGCGTACCAGAGGAGAGTCCACCAGAACCCAGCGCGCGCTCGCGCGCGAGGGTCGTGCTTCCATCGGATCTGAGCCAGTTGGTGGCGGGTGAGCTTCACTGGATGCCGGTCTGATAGGGGTTCCGGTTGGGCACGAAGGCGAAGCCGCCGAAGTTGATGACGTTCGAGAGCGTGTCTTCCGGCGTGTCGAACTTCGTATCACAGGTGTTGACGGTGTGGTCGCACCCCGCGAACACGGTCACTGTCTGCCCAACGGCAGAGGAGGGAAACGGGAGCAACAACTGGAGGGTGATGCCACTGCTCGCGATGATCAAGCGAGAGTCGTTGCCCCCAGTGAGTTCGAGGAAGCCGCCGGTGAACCAGCCTGCGCCGTAGGCGTCCACTCCGGGGACGCTGACGGTCGAGCCGCTCTGCGCGGAGACCGTGTTCGAGTAGCGGAAGCGCGAGTCTGTATCATCCACCTTGCAGTTGTCGTCGAACAGCACGTGGTTGCAAAGGCTCTGATAGCTGAAGCGCGGGATTGGACGAGACGAGGCCATCTCGATCGGGGAGCAGAGGATGACCGCCATCTTCATCTCGTCCTCGAACGAGACGGACTGCACAAAGCCTGTGAACAGCGTGATGGTGGCGAACCCGGGGGAGTCCGGACGCTGGAAGCGCCGGATGGTGATTGATGCGCGCGCTCCGGGAGTCGAGAGTCGGTAGCGCCGCGCGAACTCGTTGGTGATAGGAACGCGGACTTCGACCGTGCGATTGCGGTCCTGAGGACTCTGTCCGATCTTCCCTCGGCTGATCTTCTCCGCCGTGTACGGGATGGAGGCTACCGTCAGATCGTCTTCCGCACTCGTGTACTCGTACGAAATCGCGCCTTGGGTGATCGTGTACAACTCCACCGGACGGGAGGTGTCGATCGGATCGCCATAGGTGTCGAAGCTCATACGTCGTCAAAGACCGTAACGACCGGCGCCGTGATGCGCACCGTCTTGCCGGGGTTGAATGCGAAGCGAATCGTATCCGAATCGAATCGGCAAAGCTCCAGAAATTCGATCCGCTCGATCGTGCTCAGAGCTTTGTTGGCAGGCCAGCCTGAATCGACCGTGAAGGACTCGACGTCCTCGTCGACCTCCGAAGATGCCGTGATGCGGCGCCGAACCGAGGCTGTGCCGTCGTTGAAGATGACCTGGATGATGTTCCTCGGACTGCGATTCTGAACATAGCGCGAGTAGCGAGTGTTGCGCGCAAACAGCTGCGTGCTCGCGCTGACAAGATCTTGAGTAGGTTGGAGGTCCTGACCCTTGGTCGGAAGGTAGAACGCCACCTGACGTCCGCGCAGGTAGTGGATCAGCTGACGGATCTGCCATGCCTCCGCCGGAGTAGCCGCCCAGAAGACCTGGTTGCTGCGACGCTTGTCGTTGGGCCAGAGTGAGTCTATGTTAGAGTTGCCGACCTCGTTGTCGAGTAGGATGATGTCGCGATCAGAGGACTCAGGTGAGGAGTGACCATTGCCCCCCGTAGAGCGGACTCCGTTCAGAACGAGCCGTGAGTTGTAAGTGGTCCAACCCGAGGAACTCTCGAGATTGGAATCGTTGTCTAGCACGCGGAACTTGAGGTTGAGCTTGCCAGAGTCGCTGACGAACCGTTCTCCGTTCGCATTTGCCTTGATCACTCCGGTTCGGAGCGGCATCACGAGCGCGCGAGTGGTCGTCGTGTAGGCGTTCTGTACGCCGTTGGTGAAGGTCATTGTGGTAGATGTGAACGAAGCGATCTCCAGCACGTCGTATTTCGTCTCGGACTCGTAGATGAGCGCGAGACTGCCCACGCGGTAGTCGGCGTATGCCGTGGAGCGGACGTTGATGACAGTGTCGCTGACCGCGATGTTCCCCGAGATGAACGTACTCTCTTGCCAGACCGGCAATCCGAAGGAACGAGCATGCCAGTCAAAGAGGAGGTTGGCGATGCGCGCGCGCTCGAAGGAGTCCGCGAAGACGAAGCTCCAGCTGAACAGCTGACGAGGATTCTTGCGCAGCGCAAGCCGGTGTTCGGAACCGTCGCGATGGGTCTGAACATCGGTCAGGAACTCCAACTCCATCTCGTAGGGAAGTTCCGGAGGTAGATCGAAGAGCACAAGCCGCTCGAGCGTGATGATCGGACTGATGGTCATCGTGTCGAACACGAAGTCCAACGTGGTGTCCACGATCGGAGGACCGCTGGGAGTCACTTCGAGAAGCAGGTTGTCGAGTCCCGTCTGCGGGTCGAACGAGTACGGCAGAGAGGGCTGGTTGATCAAGGAAACCCCCTGACCCGCGTTGTTCACGAACGCATCCCAAGAGTGAATGTCGTGCCGGTAGGCCGAGTACACCGACACCGGAATCTGCTGTGTGCTCAGGACGTTGCCAAACACGAACTCACCCGGGCGCACGTGGAACTTCTCGAACCAGTCGAGACTGAAGCACATCAAGTTCTCGACCGCGCCGGGGAAGTTGGCAACCGCCGGTGGGGTAGGGATCTGGTTGACCGCAACCAGATTACGACCAGGGAGGTTGCCAGTCGGGTTGAGCGCCGTGATCGTAGAGTCTGGATCAGGGAGCTTGGTGCGCAGGACTCGCGCATAGTGCGCCGGATCCTGCTGGTCCGCACGGAAGGTGTCGGTGATCGACGCCTTCGTTGTGCCGGTGTCCCCGATGTGCGTGACCATGGATCAGGTCTTGTATGCGACTCCCAGGAAGTCCGTGTCCCCGTTGGTGGCACCTTCGACTCGGCGCTCGATCGGGAACGCGCGCCAGGTGTCCGCTCCGACCGTGAACGTGTCCTTGGCCGCCAGGTACTGCATGTCGATCATGCGCGTGTCCGGCATGAAGCCAAGATGGTAGACGCGTTGGGGCGAGGTCGTGACGTCGATGTACTGGAGCCCGATCGGGGTCATCGGTGCGAGGCCGGAGGTGTTGCCCGCCGGGAAGCCTCCGAGACCGCGTGAGACGAGGCCACCACGGTAGCCTCCCATGACCAACGAGCGCGC